TCACATCTGTGCCACTTTTGCAAACTCAGTTTTTATCATATCAGCGTCGATTGATGTGTATACATCGAGCGTAATTTGTACTGAGCTATGCCCCATTAGATATTGAACTGCCTTGATGTTCATGCCGCTGCTAACTTTTCTGGTACAAAAAGTGTGTCGAAGAACGTGAGGTGTGAGATTTGGTAATTGGCACTCTGGGTAAAGGCTGTTATACGCCTTTGCAATTTCTCTTAGCTCATATTCAATGTTCCAAGAGGTCTTCGGGGTTCCATTTGAATGAATTGAGATGAAACCACAATAACCATCGACCATCATCTCGTTTGTTTGTGGCCGACGATTGATAATGGCTTTAATCGCGTGATATGCTTCAGCGCTCAATGGAATCGTCCGAAACCCAGCTTTTGATTTTGGATCTGTGATGTAGAGTTCTCCTTTTGAGGTTTTGATGAGTTGTTTATCAATTACAACTTCATGTTTCACAAAATCAATGTCCGAAAGTGTTAATCCACAAAATTCACTTACGCGAATTCCAGTTTCATACAAAAATACGATGTCATCATAATACTTACGAAAGACTTGATCACATAAAACGAATTCAAGCAAATCAGAATACTGTTGTTCAGTTAATGCGACTCTTTTTTTAGTGTCGTTTTTTATAACTTCATTCAGCTGAAAATCAAACGGATTCTTTAAAATTAAATCATCTTCTTGAGCCATTTTAAATGCAGCTTTTATCAGTGTTTTTATAGTTTTTATTGTACTGTATTTCAACCCATTCTGGCTCAAATCAATAATCAGTTGTTTTGCGTCTGAAATTTTTACGTCAATGATTTTTGTATTACCGATAGACGTATCCTTCAACTTGTTTGTCGTTGTATAATATGTCTTCAAACTCGATTTCTTTATTGATGTTTTCTTAAATTCATAATATCTTATAAGAAACTGATATGTTGTTATTTTACCGCCTTCAAAATCTATCCCTTGAGAAATTATTTTACTAGCATTATTTTCTTTTTCTCGAAGAACTTTTAAATCTTTCGCATAAATTGTGTGACGTTTTCCAGTTTTATCAGTCCATCGATATTGATACATGCCATCCTTTCTTTGGCTTTCTCCATTTTTTAAAACTCTGCCTTTACTATCTTTACGTCTTTCCATAAATAGACTCCTTACATTTACTATAAAGAGCCTTGATGTGACACTATAAGTATACCACACCAAAGCTCTGATTTCAAATCGAATAAGACTGGTCTATGTATTTTTCAAGTGCTTTGCGTTTAATCAAGCGTTTTGATCCAACCCACAGCACAAGCTGCTTGTCGTCCTTGTCTGTAATTTCTCTTAATTTATGTGTGCCGATATTAGAGTACGCAGCAGCTTCTTCCACAGTAAGCGTCGTTTTTTCCCAGATTGGGACTTCTTTCATTCAATCACCTTCTCCATCTTATGTTCACCATATTTAGCCACGCATACGTTATATAAGAGCATGGCACGGGTCATAAGGCCAACCCCACCGATACGAGGAGTCACCCTGACATCTTCCATTTCATAGACATTATCGGAGCAGTCTCCGTGCTGCTTTCCATTCTCGTCATAATTGATACCAACATCGATACACACTTTAACCCGATCAATATCAAACGGTGTGATAAAGTTGCGCTTGCCCACAGCAGAAATAATCACATCGACCATTTCAAATTCAAGAGCAGTGGCCTTCATAGCGGAACCAGTGCTATTCACAGAGATTACATTACAGTGCCGTTTAATCAGCATATCAACCAGCGGACGACCCACGATATCAGACTGACCGCACACAAGCACATTCTTGCCATCCAGATTGTAACCGATGGAATCAAAAATCTTCATAACGCCAAGCGGAGTGCAAGGCTGAAATGGTGATGTAGAATTAAAGCCATCAACATCAACTGCGTCTGGAATGCAGATATTTTTGGGATTGATATGTTTTGGCAATGGAAGCTGAACAATGATACCGTCCACATCTTCCCAGTTATAATATTCCAGTATCTTGTTATTTAATTCATCCTCCGTAATATTTTCCGGAAGTTTGATAAGTTTTGCTTCGATTCCCACCTCTTCACAGTCACGCAGCTTACCACGAATATAGGCGTTAGACGCAGGGTTGTCCCCTACTTGATAAATATATAAAACAGGAGCGTAGCCATCTTCTGTGATGACATTCTTGATTTTATTTTTGATATCTTGTGCAATAGATTTGCAGTCAATAATCATTGTGAACCTCCTTTATAAGAATCCAAGTTTTATAAAATTGCTTTGTAGCCAAGATCATTTAAACACTGGCAATACCCACGGACGCCGTCCGACCCTACTTTATAAATAGAGCCAACATACTTTTTGTCTTTATCAAAAAACTCAATTCGCCATTTCCCATCACGAATATATTTAGCTCTATAAAAGTCAAAATCTTTCATTGATATTTCCCTTCATAAAACCCTAATTCTTTGGTCATTTTATTGCCTCACTGTGCTAACTCCGTTATTCTTAATCTGCCCTTTCTGTGCATGGATAATCACAGAGTCTGCATTGACAATACTGGTCGATTTATATTCGATATACGGAGTATTGCTATCGTATACAATCCGTACATGGCCTTTGATATTCATGTATGTGCCATTACAAAGAACTGTAAGCATCTCATAATTTTCTGCTGGAATATTGGATACCGTAGTGGATGTATATCCATAGATACCCGGTTCTAGCTCTTCAACAGTAGCAGTCCATTCAATCGGGTTGTACTGGCGATAGATTCCTTCTCCAATCGTCCATACAAAATATCCAACAATAAGAGTAATGAGCACACCGACTGTCAAAAACAAGATCTTTTCTCCAAGAGTGAGTTTTTCGTTATTACCATCCAAGTTCAACACCACTTTCATTTACAATATAGATGCCGTTGTCTTTCAAATACTCAATAAACTCTTCATGTGGTAATTTATGGGCGAGCTCACAAATAGTGTAGTTGCTTCTGCCTTTCACCCACTTTGTTTCTTTCCTCAAGTTAGACCACTGATGTACACGAAATTCCTTACAACGCCATTTTAAATGAAAGGCATCTGCACACAAATCGCAAATTGGTATCTCTACATAAAAGTCACCCGGATAGCGTTTTCTTCGCCACCATTCCATATCATAGAATACAATACCATAGAGTTCAGGATAATCTTCAAATCCATGTTCTCTAAGATAAGCAAAACTCAATCCATTGATGGTCCATTCTGGCGACCTTGGAACCGTATATCGAAGCTGCGATTCTGTATGCGAGATACAGGCGTTGTTATATTCTCCGTCGATGCCCATAATATACCAGTCGGATTTATAATAGCCTATTTGTTTAGTCACAACTGATCACCTCCCCCATATCATCACCCAACGGACACTTGCATCTATAAAATGTTCCCAGATTTTCGATTTTAAAATAGTACCATTTTTTCGTCACGTAGTCATAAATACTGTAGCAAGTGCAGCGGCCATCCGGCCAATGGTTATTTTTAATAGCATCAATATCAAGTTCTAAAAATCGTTTGATTTCGGATAATTTATATGATGCAAAAATATAATCCCATGGACCATACCAATGAATAAACCACATATGTTCCACAAAATTCGGCCAGCTCACTTCAAAACGCTCAACGGGCTTATTAGACCATGGGTTTTTATATTGAAGAAAATAGTTGCTGATACCGTGTACACCAGTCCAATAATGGTCTTTAGTACAGATGAAATGAGAATAGCTTTCCCATTCTGGATTTTGTATTTCCCAGTGATTCTTTTCGATTGAAAAATCTTTATTTACCATTTACGTTACCGACTTTTAATGATTGGATTGTTATAGATACTTTTCTTTTGTTTAAAAAGATGTCTGAGATATTCAAGCGTTTGATCTGCATAATAAGTGTATTCTAATTTGCAGCCATATTTTTTATCAAACTCTATTAGTTCTTCTTCCGTAAGAGTGCCATTCTTAATTTTCTCTAAAAATAGTTTATAGTCTTCTGTGAATGTACTACAAAATGCAAAGTCACCCATAAGTCACCTCATAAAAGTCTAGTTTTACCGTATTATTTTCTAATTTTTATAGCGGTGATACGTTATTTATTTACCGTTCGGAACTGTTTCTCCATAAAGTCGTCCCATTTCATACCGAGAGGATTACCGTCAACATCCACACAGTTGCCATCATCATCACAATAAACAGCAGGCTCTGTTGGCTTGCCATAAAATGGGATAGATTCCTTTGGGACAATTTGAATTTCTTTGTTAGGATCATAATTGAAATCGTGAGTCCCATCGCAAGCTACGACATCTCCATCCGGCATTATGTAAACCGGCTTGAAGAACTTCTTGTTTGGATTATTTGATGTGTCAAAAGAGACTCCCACAATCTCATACTTGTCCCATATTGGATTTCCTACACTTGTATTCTTTGTTAGCGATTTTTTCCTGCTCATGTAAATCAAGTCCTTTCAGCCAGTAAGATGGACATTCATAAATTTTTTCGAGGGTGTTTGCATCGCAAAAGTGCTCTCGATCTCTTTTGTTGTAATCGTAATATCCAATAAACGACAGACCATAATCGCTTATTACAACGTTGTCTTTTAAAAGAATCGGACGCTCATCCATGACCTTAACCCAACCGAGAAAGTCTTCGCAAGATTCGGCGCAACTATCTCTTGTTTGCTTTCTATAAGCGCATACTTCTTTATGTAGACATTTACTGCAAATAGCCATTTTTTTCTCACCTCTTTCTAAAACATACATTCTTAAAAACAAGCTTGCTCTAGCATATTATTTTTCTTTATTGCAAATTCTACAATATCGATGAAACGGAGATTCGATAATTTGCCAAAATATAGGTTTCCACTTGTGCTCATTAAAGATACGGCTGTTCTCCATAATATCAACCGGGTAAGAACTAGAACCACATTCAGGGCAGTTGTATTTCAAATCACAATAATTGGCTGGCTTGAACTCTCCAAGAGAATCCGCATCCACCCAAAACTCGCAACCGCAGCTAGAACACCTAAACTCTACTGAGTATTTTGTTTTTTCTCTTTCTTTACCATGGACTTCAATTCGTACAGCCATTCTTTATTCTCCAAAGATTTCTTCTCGAAGAACCGGTTCATCGTGGCTCTCTACACGACTACCACATTCTGGACATTGTGTTTGATAAAATAAAAGCATATCAAATGACCTCGCAACAAGAACACCTTCTGAATCAGACCAAAATTCACAGCCACAACTACATTTAAAATGATATGCAAGTTCTTTTGGAGTCTGCTTATGTTGAATAATTTTAATCGCCATCTAGCACCTCCACGGTAAAAATAGTTTTAGTTGCTTCTTTCCAAGAAATAAACTCAGCCCCAGCAACTTCCGCTCTACATCTATAGCACGCAATCACATTATTCTCAGGAATGTCCAAATCAGGATTTTCAAAAGAAGCCACTCGAATCTTAGTTGTACAACCGCAGTTCTTGCAATGGAATACGATTACTGGATTTTTCAAACTATCAGTCTTATGCATACTAACACCTCAATCTGCAAACACAAACGATGTATTAAAAAAGTTCGACCCAATAATCATATTTTCTTCAGATAAAGCAACCTTGATAACTTCATCGTCGGTATGTGTCTCGTCATATTCTACTGTGTCGCAAACCTTGTAAATTTTGCCGTCTTTCTCTTGAAGTAATGTTCCATTACCAAGTTTTAATGGAGTTGTTTTCTTTTCTTCTCGAATATGTGCTTTCATACTATCACCTACAATATGCGTGTAAAAAGGCAGATTCTCTTGCAAGCAATCTCATTCTAATTCCACAAGTGCATTTGCACTCAGGACATTGTATTTCTGCAGGACGCCCTGTATTATCATAATTTTTTACCGTTTCGCTAACAGGTCGTGCTGGTAAAGGCCATACATGAAATTCAGATCTTTTAGCTTCAAATACACATCCGCAAGAGTCACAAGTCACTTTATATAATTTTTCAGAATCTTTTGCCCGATGCGTTCCATGCTTTATGACATTCATATATTTATTCCTCCCACCCACCCGTTAAACTCAATTAACAATTACGAATGGTCCCAAGTCGAACCATAGTCAAATTCATCCAGAATTACCGTAAGGTCATATCGACCACGACCAATTTCATAAAAACCACTAAAGCCCTTTGCGTCTTCTTTGAGCTTTGCAATGTCTTCATCGTAATGATTCAGAGCACGCTGCCATGCAAGATAATCTTTTGCGAGTTTTGTTTCTAAATATCTTTCGTGAAGCCGTTCAAACCACGCTTCTTTAATATCAAGAGCTGGATAGATCACAAAAACATATTCGTAATCACTCTTCAAAAGCTGTTTACGAACTGCATCATGTGAAGATACGAACACAACATGTCCTTGTCTCGATAAATCAATAGCGACGTTGCAATACGATTTGACCCAATTATCATCCTTTACAAAATTACTGCTTTCAAGGTCGATTGCGCGATACGGATGACCAGCTGCGTATGTACTTTTACCAATACACGGATATCCAACAATAATCATACTATCCTCCGTAAAATTTACCTTTTACCAGAATGAATATTTTGTTTTAATTAAAGGTGTTTCTACACTTTTTGCAGGATTTTCCAACATCGCGGCCTTCACCGTGATCTCATCGATACTTTTTTGGAAATCCTGTAGCTTCTTCAATTCGCTTTCGATGTCCAGTTTCACTTCGACATTCTCGATAAAACCCATATCTTCAAGACATTTACAGTAACCAGCAATCTCGTTATAGAAGATGTGGTCGTACTCTTCTAAAAGCGTGTGCTCGTCAAATAGCTTTACTTGCCATGCAATCCCAAACGGAGCCTCTTTCTCGTAATGAGATTCGATAGCGTAATACTTCATTATGTATTCTCCTTACTTGATACCGTACTTGGCCTTGACCTTCTTCAGAGTTTCACTTTTGCTGTGATAGTCATCGCGAGCTGCCTGATAAGCGGTCATCTTCTCTGCAAGAACACGCTTTGCTTCGGCCTCTGCAACGTCAGCCTCCGCCAGTTCTTTATTCAAAACAAATCCGCTCGTCTTAATACCATCAATAAAGCCATCCATGCGATCCTTCTTGACGCTTTTCTCGCCCATTGCACCAGTATCAGTGTTGAACATCTTTACAATAGAATCCTCGACACCGGCGATATTGTAAACATAAAAATACTTAGCCATAATTTAGTCCTCCTTAACCTTTTCAAACTTATAAATTGTGTTCTCAGTCTGGACAATAACATTTTTCTTGTCACTTGAGATGTAATAATCAACAACACAAGATGTATGCATTGTGCCCGGATAATCATGTCCCTCATTATCTTTAATGTACCGGAAACCAGCTGATTCTCCACTCTTCAGACGCACAATCTTCATAGTCATGCCAATCCAAGTAGAATACCAGCCGTCGTTTCGAGTACGGCCAGTTACCAGTGAGATTGCGTTCGTCAACTTGTACTGATTTTCCATAATCTCATCATCAATCGGATTTTTATGAATCAATGCAGCATTCGGCATCTTTTCAATTGTGCGTGTCAAAAGAAGCATGAAATGCATAAACGCATCATGTTTTTCTTCTTCAACATCGATTTCTGCGTACTTGCCCATCCGATACAGAAGCTCGGACGTATCAATCGTCTTTCCCATAAACACCTCGATTACTGTTTACCAGTAGATCCAAACCCACCGGCTCCACGCTCAGTTTCGTCCAATTCGGAAACTTCTTCAAAATCAGCCTGCCAGAACGGAACAACTGCCATCTGAGCAATGCGGTCACCATGAGTAATCATCTGCGGGATGTTAGAATGATTATGTAGTGCCACAATATATTCTCCACGATAATCTTGATCACAAATCCCTGTTTTGTTCGCAGGAGCCAAACCCTGTTTGGTTGCTAAACCGCTGCGAGCATAAATGGCGACATACCAACCTTCAGGCGGAGCCATCCGCAAGCCAGTATGTACCTTAACGGTCTCATGCGGCTGAATCATAATGCAGCGATCACCATTCTTGTTTACCATCGTTGCATCATCAAAACCGATATAGGCATACAGGTCTGCACAAGCAGCATTTGCAGAACCATAAGTCGGCAGATGAGCGTCATCGTGCAATTTGTTGATTTTAATGTTGGGGCGATACAGCATCTGACTCATGCCATAGCCAAGATTAATAGTTGTGTTTCCTAAATCCATGTTATTTTCCTTTCTCTTCTGGAGTCCACCAAAGGACTGGTCTTCGCAAAGCAAAACTCTTATTACAGCCGATTACACGTTGATTGGAACTCCCCATGTACGGCAAAGAGATATCTCGTTTAGATTCGATATATGGGCCATCGACTAACACGTTTATGTTTCGAATAATTGTTACCGTTGTCGGAATAGTTTGATATTTCAATTCTTCTGCCGCCTGTTGAATCAATTCTTCCCATGTATATCCAGTCCACATCCAAATGTCTTTGCTTCCTTTAAACTCGTGTCTGACTCTTATTAGAATTTTGCAAATCATCTCCCTGTTCTCTGGATACAGTGGGTCTCCACCAGTAAGCGTAAGTCCCTGAATATAATCAGGTCGAAGTAAATCTACAATTTTATCAAGTGTTTCATCTGTGAATGGCTGACCACCATTCGGGTCCCATGTAGTAGGATTCTGGCAACCGGGGCAATGGTGGTTGCAACCCGCACAGAATAACGTGACTCTTACGCCCGGACCATTCGCTATATCACATGGGACAATCTTCATATAATTCATCAGTATTACCTCGTGCTTTATTGATTTCATTTGCGGCAGCTTTCGCATCATTTTCTGTGTCATAAATATTACGAATGTAATACTCAAAATCAGGATCGATATTGTCCTTTACGTTAGTTCCTTCTAGTTGAATAGATTCTTCTTCTACCGTTAAATTGCCATCTTCGTTAATCCTTGCTCCGATGTTTACTCTCTTGATTTTACATTTTTTGATTCGATATGCGTCTTTTACAATCTTTTTGTATCCAAGGCAAATTGGGCAACGCCACTTTTTCTGAGTACCGTCAAAGAATGTTATATTCACATTTCCGTCGGTATCACATTTATTACAGTTTTTGTCAGCATTCTCTCGCTCAATAATCCATGCAAAGCTTCCGGGAACGTGCTTTAAATTAAAGCTAGTATCCATTTTAAATCACCTTTGTCCATAGACTCACACATACGATAATAAGAATATTCAGTGCAACGACAGTCCACTTTACATATTTAAGTTTGATGTCATACATTACAGTATTACGTAAAAAATCGTATAGAATTTCTTCAGAGCGTATAATTGCGGCTGTAAGAATCAAAACGATATACGATTTAACAAGCAGCCAAATAAGCTCAGCCAGCATCGATTAGCACCTCCTCGATTGGAATAACCTGACCATCAACGTAGTAGCACATCTGACCGTGCTCATTATAATAAGGAGACATGTAGCCGTAAGCATGGTTGCCTCCACTTTTACTGAACAAGTAATACATAACGTGTGTATCCTTGTCGTACACCACAGGAGTGTCACCAATACGATAGAACCAGTCATTCTCTTTGGCTACATTCCCTACTGAGTCTTTCACACTTGTACTGCATCCAGTCAGTATAATCGCTGCTAGAAGTACGCATACGGCAGTATTTTTGAAAGTCTTAAACATACTTTTCCTTTCTGTTAAAAGCGGAATTCTATTTATAGAATAGCCTTCTCATCCTCCGTCATGTATCGCCAATACACTACCGTATCAGCAACCTCATAATAATCAGTATCATACCACTCACCATTAAATGTGATGCACGCAACGCTTTCTGTGCCATCCTTGTATTTTACGATGACATCTTCAGAACACATACCATATTCTGGGACAGGAGGAGTTACGTCTTTTGCACAAAACCACCGTACATCGAGTTTTTCTTCTTCATATGAAACCAATTTCATATCGTGATAACAACGTTGAAGAGCGCTCTCAATCTCACTCTTAATTGGATTGATATCCTCATCTCCGTTTTCATCAACCAGAAGTTCAAGTATTACTTTCTTCATTATAATCACTCCTGTTTTGTCTTATAGTCATCGAAGAACGAACCGTAATCAAACCACTGATCTTTGATGATGTTACCGATGATTTTCACAGACTCTCCTCTTTTGGTAGCTGCACGGATGTATTTCCCTTTTAATGATTCAAATTCAGGACAATCAACAACATCTAAAATCCTTACAATAGCTTCAGCTCCGCCTTCATAACCTTCAAAATTTGCGGCATTACCATTTTTAATAGACTCTCCGTTGATGTAGTATTTTCTACCGATAGAAGGGCCCATGTAATTTACTCCCCATCCATCGCCTTCTAAAGTGAGTTCAAGAGAAAGAAATCCGTAATCTTTCATTCCAAAAGATACATTTTTAATGTATGCGTTTCTCAGCTCATATCCATTAGCTTCAAGAAGGTCTTTAGTCCACTTTTTCATATTTGCACCTCACAAAACGGCACTTTTATCAAGGTTCATTTTCCCTCTCTATAATGCCGGACATTTCCATAATTTCAAAGAAATCATCCATTAAAGCTTCTGCCATCTTTCTGGAGATTTTAGGAAGTTTTAAACCGAAATCCTTGAATGCACAATTAAGGCAACCCCAAGGCGCTAGAACAAATTTTTCATCATCGTCTTTGGAATTGATGTTTTCATAGATAACGCTATCGTCTTCCACCTCAGCCACCTGCCTTTTCTGCGTTGTGAATCATGCAGTTCATGTTAGGATGCGCCTTCTCAAAGCGATGATGTGCCTTATTCATAGCGTCATTCTGATCCTGCGCCTTTACCATATATGTATTGAATGCCTGATTCCCATCATCGTAATACATTACTTCAACAGACCAATAATCCATATAGCTCCTTTCATGCCACCACACCCACCCTACTAGTTTATTTATTTACCTCGGCTACCTTTGATAAAACATTCAAGCAAAATCAGTATCAGCCAGATACCGGTTGCTACTTTGATGGTAAACATAATATTCAGCAGCTTAAAAATCAGCCAGATAATACCGATCGTGGTAATCCACGAGATAAAATATGTAGCCACAAAAATCAGAATGATTCCAAGAAAAGAACCAAGTGCCTTAAAGAATTTCTTCCATGCGTTTATGTTAATCACCTTCTTTCAAAAATTTTCATTTTATAGTTCCTTTTTAATGCACTGGTTGGTCAGTTTCTTGTACACATCCTCATACAGTTCCTGTTTATCACCGTTGTAGGTGTACTCAGCATAGATACCGTCACCGCTGACGGTGGTAGAAAGCAGCGCCTTGTAGTTCTGGAGCGTCTTGCAACTCCAAACCACAAAGACGTTCTCCAGCGTAATTTTATTGGACATATGATCGTTATACCACTTAACCAGTGCGTTCTTACAAACGCTCTCGTAATGTACCATACCTGTAATAATCATAATTAAGCCTCCTTTTTGAACACGAATGTAATCCAATAGATGTTATTTACTCACCCTTGGTAACGACTGTATCTGCGCCCTGAACGGTGATCCAACCATGCTTCAGACGAGCTTCTGCTTCCTTCATCTGAATCAACTCAGGAGTGATAGACTCGGAAAGCACCTTATTCGCATCAGCCTCAGCCTGTGCTTCAATCATCTTAACATCAGCTTCCGTCTGTGCCTTAACCTTATCAGTCTCTGCCTGAGCCAGAGCGGTCTGCTTATTCAGCTCTGCAATCTCTGCGTCCTGCTTTGCCTGCTCCTTTGCGCGAATCTTCTGCATCAGAGTATCGTCAGGCTGTGCGTCAACAATCAGTGCGGAAGAAACATTGATACCATATTCTGCGGTCAGCTTCTCATTCAGATAGTTGGTGATTGCAGTATTAACACCTGCACGGTCATCAGAATAGATCTGCATGACACTGAACTGAGGAGTAACTTCCTTGACGTAAGCGATAATATCATTCTGGATCTTACTCTCCATCAGGCTCTCTCCGTCCATTCCGCCAAACTTGGTATACAGTTCAACAACATGCTCCGGCAGGAAGTTATAATTGACAGTCAAGTTGATTGCAATCGTACCACCATTAGCAGGAGCATCAATGTGCCAATCTGCGTGTTCCTTTGCGCCATAATCAGACGGAGCGTTAGAAAATACCACTCGCTGCTGAGTAATCGGGAACTCAGATACATGCTTCAGAGGACTCATAAAGTGCCAGCCCTGAGAAATAGTCTGCTGCTCGACCCCCTTCGCGGAATAAACAACACCAACATAACCAGTATGTACCCGCTCGGTACAAAGCACTGCGCCAACTGCAACGAGGAATGCAACAAAAATTGCCATAAATTTCTTCATAAGTATCTCCTTAGTCTTTGTAGTCATCTTTTAGAATGTAATAGGCGATAACCCACACAATCACAAAGAAAACAATAATTTCTTTCATAAGTAATCCCACCAACCCACCACTTATATTCAAATTTTACTTCATACTCTCTTCGAGTTCTTTGTAGCTGATTCCACTTGTCAGTCCCGGAGACTCTTCACTATCTGTTCCTTTGAAATGCGCTCCAACAACGCTAGGATGCAAATATTCAATCATTGCAAAATTAGCAACATCAATGAGCCATTCTGTATTTCCTGTCTCTAAATACTTTTTGACTCTTGGATAAATTTCCTTTACAGCTTGAGCCAAATCTGGATATGTCTGATTCATCCAACCATATTTATAATGAGATACCAAAATACGATTCTGCATCTTTTTAACAAAATCATTATCCCAATCTCGCTCTAAAATCTGTTGTGTAGTATCCATATTTCATCCTTTGTTTAGTTATCGCTCAGATGAACTACTCGATCTCGAATCTCTTGCGTCCGCCCCTGATTCCAAAACTGAGTCCCAATAAATCCGCAGGTACGTCGTGCAACATTCAGTTTATTCTGGTCTCGATTACCACAATTTGGGCATTCCCAAACAAGCTTACCATTGTCCTCGACAATCTTAATCTCGCCGTCATAACCACAAACCTGACAATAATCAGACTTGATGTTCAGCTCTGCGTAGATAATAGTGTCGTAGATGTATTTGATGACACTCATCACAGCAGGAATGTTGTTGGTCATATTAGGGCACTCGATATACGAGATGGCTCCGCCGGGAGACAGCTGCTGAAACTCAGACTCAAACTTCAGCTTCTTGAATGCATCAATATGCTCACGAACCACGACATGATAGCTATTGGTGATGTAATCATGGTCGGTTACATCTGGAATAATGCCAAAGCGCTTTTGCAGGCACTTGGCAAACTTGTAGGTGGTGGATTCCAGCGGGGTGCCGTAGAGACTGTAATCAATATTTTCTGCTGCCTTCCACTCACTGCACTTGTCGTTCATGTGTTGCATAATCTCAAGAGCAAAAGGTTTTGCCTTATCATCAGTATGGCTCTTACCGGTCATATACTTTACACATTCATACAGACCTGCGTAACCTAAACTGATGGTTGCATATCCGTCAAACAGCAATTTATCAATCTTCTCGCCCTTCTTCAAACGTGCGATTGCACCATGCTGAAAATGAATTGGACTCACATCAGAAGGCGTACCCATCAATCGCTTATACCGAATCTGAAGTGCTCGATGGCACAGCTCAAGACGCTCATCAAAAATTCTCCAAAACTCAGAAACATCCTTCTTAGAGCTACAAGCAACGTCCACCAGATTGATGGTGACAACACCAGCATTAAAGCGGCCATAATACTTGTGGCCCTTCTCCCAATTCATGGCACCAGAAATATTCTCGGTGGTTCGATCAGGAGTCAGGAAGCTGCGACATCCCATACAGGGGTAGCAAGCACCCTTGTATTCCAACATCTTCTTCTCAGAAATGTAGTCGGGCACAAACCTCTTGGCAGTACATTTAGCTGCCAGTTCAGTCAGATAGTAATACTTAGAATTATCTCGAATGTTATCTTCTTCCAGCACATAAATCAGCTTTGGGAAAGCCGGAGTAATCCATGCACCAGTCTCATTCTTCACGCCTTTAATACGCTGACGAAGGACTTCTTCAATGATAATTGCAAGGTCATCACGGGTCTGGCCTTCAGGAACTTCATCCAGATACATAAAAACAGTAATAAAAGGAGCTTGCCCGTTAGTGGTCATCAAAGTAATAACCTGATACTGAATAGTCTGAACGCCTGCAACGATTTCTTTATGTAAACGCTTCTCTACAATTCGATTGATAGTCTCCTGATTTGGCATCTTGTCAATCTCATTGTTTTGAATCATGTCGTAAAACTCCTCATGGACTTCACCCGTAATCTTCTTTCGAGAGACGTCCACGAAGGGAGCCAAATGAGACAGAGTAATACTCTGACCACCATATTGGTTGGAAGCAACCTGTGCAATAATCTGGGTTGCAATATTGCACGCTGTAGAGAAACTATGTGGTTTGTCGATTCCAGTGCCAGAAATCACAGTGCCGTTTTGAAGCATGTCTTCCAGATTGACTAGCGAGCAGTTAAACATGTGCTGGGCAAAATAGTCGGAATCGTGAAAATGAATTCGGCCATCATAGTGAGCGTCCACAATATCTTTCGGGAGAAGCAGATTGAAGCTCAGATCTTTGGAGACCTCGCCAGCCATATAGTCACGCTGTACGCTATTCACAACAGGATTTTTGTTGCTGTTCTCCTGCTTGACCTTCTCATTATCTACATCACAGATGGAAAGAATTTCGCCATATGCTCGCTGTTTCTCACGAATCTCCTGCCGAAGAATACGCCAGTGACTATAAGCGTCAGCCACATCCGAAAGAGGACTGTTCTTCAGCTGGTCAATAACCACGTCCTGAATCTGCTCTACAGACATCGTATCAGGGATGTCTGCGATGTAGTCTGCAATAGCGTTAGACACGCGAGAATCAACTCCACCAGTCGTATTCGTCATTGCCTTCTCAATCGCATTTACAATCTTACTTTTATCAAAAGGAACTTTCGTTCCATCGCGTTTAATCACATATTCCATGCAATCACTCCTTAATCTTCCAACCAACGATTTTCTGCCACATAGAAAGCTCCAACCGCAACTACCATCAATACGACCCAGAATACCCAAAACCAAATCACTCGTGTACCAGCTGCAGAAATCATATAATCTCGTGCTTCTTCGATGTTTTTATCCTTAATGAATTGTGCATTATGTATACTTTTATCGCTCAAATTCGCGTATAATGTACCACCATAACGAACATCTTTGACATAAAACTCGAACTTTACATGAGAACTGACTTGTACAGTGGTCAGGTACTTGCTGGATGGCATTTTGATGTCACCATACTTAAATTCTTTTCCCAGAAACGTTACATTTTTGGAACTGTGCTCTTCTGAGCTGTAATAGTCCCAAGTCCAGTACGTTTCGACTCTTGTTCTTGTATGGCCTTTACCATCCGTAGTAGTGACAGTTCGTGTATGCATCGTATAGTGCTTTTCTTCGCAATAGATGTACATCCACTGGCCGTCGATACGTGGATCGCTTACGGTATCTACTGCTTCTAGTGCGCCTTGGCAAAACGCATTACCTACGTTGGTTCTCATTCCATAATCGAACATATTTTCGGACTCAATCGAAATTGCTGTATTATATTCTTTTTTCTGCTCAAGTGAATCTCTGGTGATATTTCCAGCGATAACGCTACCAAGTATCAGCATAATGAACACAATACCAACACTGACGATCAATTCACGATAAGTAATTTCGGCATTACCGATTTCCAAAAAGGTTACCGACTGCCGGTGCCGCCTCATTCCCCTCATAGGACAGATACTCATAATTCTGAACCTCATATCCAGTCAGACCAAGCAGAAAGGAGTTCGGAAACTTACGAACGCTCTGCTTATATTCCTTCACGACACGATTGTAATCGCCACGATAGTTTGCAATCAAATTTTCAGTGACGGATAGCTCATTCATAAGCTCCTTGTAGTTGTCGCTAGACTTCAGTTCAGGATATGCTTCCGCAATAGCTGCAATCTGAGTCGTAATCTCTTGAGCGGTCTGGCCGGAAGTGCCACGAGCATTCACAACATCCATCAAAGTCTGATACTCATGTTGGTCATAAGCCTTGACGGTTTCAACCAGATTTGGAATCAGATCAGCTCTGCGCTTCTCCTGATTCCCAATGCCAGACTTAGCTTCCTGAATCTGCTCTTCATAAGAGATGGCCGTGTTCTTAGGTACCTGCACAATAAAGGTCATGCCAAGAATGGAAATTAACACGACACAAATAACGATAATAGGTAACTTCCAGTTGTATCTCATTTATGTAAACCTCTTAAAACTTGACTTCATCGACATGGACTTTAGAGTTCAGCATCGAATGGTCAACCTTATTAACTCCTTTGTTATTCGGAGACATAGCATCATTATGAACACTCGGAACCACGGCAGTTTCGATGTTCTGCTCGTATGCGTTTGGACGATAAACACAATCGTTTACCCAACAATTAAGTCTAGGATCGTAAAAATTTCCTTGGCTGTCTTTTTTCGGCATCGTAGCCAGCTTATCATTAGCCTCATCAGGAATCTTCTTGAGCGTATCTACGACACTTTCGGCAATCTTCTGCTGTTCCTCTAAAAGCCGGATTTTATAGTCCAAATAATAACGTGCCTTCATTAAATCTTGAAGCGGGGAATTACCATCTTTGTGTCCTGCCCGGCTCAGATACTTACCAACATTCCAGAGATAAGCATCCTCGTCTAATTGCCACTCTCGCAGCACTTTAATTGCTTCATAGGGATTGTCTGCACCGCCGTAATGAGCCGGGTGCTCGACATTCTTCTTAATTTCGTCAAGTGTTTCCATCAACGACCTCCTTGTTCTTTTCAATAGGTTTATAAACATCTGCCAACCGAGGATGACGGCCACAGCAGCCACGACCTTCTGGGCAGAACGGATACTTCGGATTGGCCTCGCAAGAAGGAACCATCCAGTTTGCTACTTCAGGACAAACCTGTACAACTTCCTTCTTCATTTTTGTAAACATCTCGCGGATTTCTTTTTGAGCCCTGGAGCAAAGCCGCAGATGACTCATCTCAATCAAAGCACGAGCGTTCATCGTAATATAAAACTCTGTGCAGCAAGCATTCGGAAGAACTGCACGAGCATCTTCGTTTTTTGCGTTGTGATACTTCTTGAGAATCTGATAATCGGTATCAATGTCAGACATCATATTATCGAAAACATCAGCATCCTCACCAGTAAACGGGTTCACATACTTGAACCCATCCTCGCTACAATAACGCTGACTGCGGCAGCTCATGCTAATATGTCGATGGCGACTAATCTGTGCCAGAAGTGCTCGGCTTACATCTTTGACGTAGAACGTAAAGTTGATGTGCTCAAGCACAGAATAATGACCGCTCGCCTTACATCCCTTGGCAATCTTATAATCGTCAGTCATTGAAGAATCGTAACAAATACTCGCAGCTTCCTCCACAATACCTAAAGGATTCTTATCACTTGTAGGAACAACTCGCTGTGTGTACGCGATCAAATCAACAGTCATTCAACTCTCCTTAATATTCGTCCTGCCAGTTTTCAGGAATGTCGTTCTCACCAATTACGATACAATTTCTAGGTGCGACATTTAAAGTGTACTTTCCGTTTTGAATCTTAATCATTACGTTCATAATGGAGACAACTTTATGAATACTCCAAAGAACTCCGCGACCATTTCGAGTTCTAGCTCTAAGAACTGTGTCGCCAACATGAATCTCTCTATTAAGAATATCGGTTACCATTTAATCCTCCTTTATTTTAGAAGTGCAAACTTAAACCAATCTGGGAAGTTGGATACTGAAATCCCATACTTGATAAGGCAAGACAGCAGCCACAACGCAATCATGATTCCGACCGCAATAAGATAATCCTTAAAAATCTTAATGAAAGCGATCCACATCTTAATCCTGTCTCTCATCTACCTCACCTCTTTCAATCAACTCATCCACAGTAACCTCTCCACAGAGAACTTGTTTAAGCTGCTCTTCTGACAACTGATATGTAATCGGATCTCCACACTCAGTAGGATATCGAGCCAAGGTTCTATAATATTCTGCAAGGGCTCGTTCTTTACGTCCCTGTTCACGATGGTCAATACCAATCATATCGCCCCACCTCCTTCCTCAAGTTTTTCGCTCTTACCAGTCACGACATATACATCATCTTCGAGATCTTCTTTGAGAATTTTTACGATATTAAATGGTTGTGAAAATGGGTCACCTTTATCTGTACATACAAGATAAAAAGTATCCGCCTCACCTATCACATCATAAAAATAACCTTTTCGCATTAAAATGACTTGATTCAAGCACTCCACGCAGTAACAAGCATAATAGTCCGTCCTGAAGTACATCCTCATTAGGGCTCCTTGTAGGGTTCCATATCACCCTTCCAAATCTGGAAATAAGGATGTGCGTCAATGCCGTAAACCTGACCCTTCATGCCGGTACTGGTAATCTTATAAGGCTTTCCGTCTTCAAGGCTATTGATAAAGTCCTGATACTGAGGACTCATCTTAAAGAAATCTTTCTTACCCTGAATTCTCTTTACCTTAATAGTGACCTCATCACCAATCTTCGGTTCCCACTCTTCAACTGGCATTCCAGCCAGAAAGTCGGGACCACCGGCCTTTTTGATTCGCCGGGCAAGGATTCGTGCCTTACGCTGCTCTCTGCGCCGGTCTTCTCGATTCATTGAATTACTCATATTCTGTTCCTTTCAGCTTATCAAAGTAGGGATCGCCGTCTCGCTTCTCTAATAAGTTGAGCTCCCCGGCGGAGCCTACAGAATACAAACGAAAATTTTTAAAAATCTCAGCACCTTTAATAGTGGCTAGAGATGTAATTATGTACAATATATTGTGCTCTTCTGTGCCATCCGTAAGTTGAACTTCAAGTCGTTCTTTCTTTGGGATAGCTAGTTTTTTAAAATCATTCATTTTGGCATTATGTATGCTTTCTCATTTTTTCGATAGCAGTCAAAAATATTTGCAATAACGTCATAGCATCTACTTTCGGAGTTATAACTGCCAAGAACAATTCCACGCTCACCCATGCCCTGCCTTGCATAAACATTAAGGCTTGCGGTATCAATGATTGCCATACGTTCTAGGTTTACAATATTCCCGTCTTGCGTTAAAAGTAGCATTTTACACCTCACAAATCAGAAAGCTGCGCAGGAGAATTGATATCTGGACTATCCAAATCCATCCCAAACTCCTCAGACATTTCATTCTTGATTCCCCAAAAGTAACCTTCGGATGGAACATAGACAATAGTCCACCATCCATACGCTTCTTTATTCTTAGGCGTGAATTCACGAGTTGGAATTCGATTACCGCCAAAGCTAATTGTTGTGGTTTTGGATGGATTCTCAACACATTTGTTATCAAGAATCCGAAGAATGTGTTTAATGGACTTCTTAGAAAGATTCATAGTGTAAACTCCTTCCACGAATATCCTAATTTAGCCCATCGTTCAGCAATCTGTTTGCCGATTTCGATAGGACAATGCGGGTTGAATAATTGTTTCGGCGACAAGATGTCTTGCTCAATTGCATGAATCGACTTGTCTTTCCAAATTCTATCGTCTCGAAGCACACCATACAGCTGACCAGGATATCGCTTATCAGATACAGCAAAGAAACTCCAAATAGTTGACAGCCTACTACTTTCAAACGGAACCATTACGCCATTTTTCATATGACAATTAGCAAGAACAGTTCTATAAATCCTCTTTCGAGTATTCTTAGAAAGATTCATAACTTTCTCCTTAGCCGTAGCTTACTTCGTTCTTATCATCTCGGAATCGTACAAACGTCGGGAATTGCAGAGACTCAAGGCCAGTCTTTTTGTCCATCGTGACCTCTTTGTACTTACATTCCACAATCTTACCGATGTAATTATCAGGATTCGCCCAAACGGTAGCTCTCGTAGCATCATCAAAACCGGAACCAACACGAAGTTCGTTACCCTTATAATCCACAACAAGAGCTCCCATCGTACCAGCCAGACGGTTCTGACCCTCCTCAATCGCGGTGATTCGCAGATCAACAGTATAAAAACGCTTGACTTTCAAACAGCCGTTATGACGAGTCCGACGATACGGAACCTGACGATTTACGACCAAGCCTTCCCAATCGTGTTCAACTGCATAATCCAGCCACTTCGGGATTTCATTCACGTCCGTACCTTCATAAACCATAGGAACAACTTCGATATTTGCCGGTCTAAGTTCAAAATCTTCCCATTGTTCAAGATTATCAGCCAATTCAAGTAACCGAGCTTTTCTTACAGAATACTTTTCAGTACAAGCGTCTTTCTCGAATTCATTAACTGGCACAATATCAAAAACCACAAACTTAATCAGGCTTTTATCGTTACCATCACTATTGAGGATAGAAATAGTTTCGCGGAAATTTTGACCATCGGTTAAACCGTCTACATTTTTGCGAATCAACTCACCATCAACTGCGTAATCCGTACCGATGATTTCCTCGATATCCTTAACAATATGGTCAAGCCCATCGAACTTCTGTGCCTGACGAGAAATAATGTTCCCTCGGAAGTAAGTTCCGCGCACTCCATTCAATTTGCGCGAGGCAAAAATAAGTTCACCATTTTTGAATTTGTATTTATCAATCGGGTATCCCTGCTGAACCTCCCAAACAGGAATAATCTCTTCGCCGTACACCTTATTGACAGTAGCCGCCTCGACTCCAATCGGCAGGTTCTTAGTGAACAGTCGCTTTAGAAACTCTTCGTACTCAGGATTTTTATGTAAATAATTCTGGATTGTTGCGATAGATGCGTCAGAGCCGGTATTGTGACCAGCACCCATAATATAAAGGTATCCGCAGCTGAGATACTGAACGTCGATATCTGGTCTTGCAGTCACCTTCTTATTGATCTTTGCATCAGACAAACCAGTAACAATTGCCGGGTCAAGCAGGAATCGGAAAAATGCCATCAGCTCGTCAGCTTCATCTCCAAAATCCTTACGTGCATCCAGCAAAATGCGGGTCTTGTCCGTCTTCTTCTTTGCTTTCTGCAATGCCTTAACCATCGCATCAAGCTTACCTATGAGCTCTTTATCTGTCATAAAGCCTCCTTGCGTATCCTGTGTTATATAGTTATAGCTAATAAAGAAAGGCTTGTCGTTACGAGCAAGCCATTTCTTTCCCGTATCCTGCATTATATAGCTAAAGAGAGAACTTTAAGCCTCCGAGGTGGAGACTTTTTATAGCTATATTATACAGGATACCAATATAATTGTCAATGCTTTTCTGAAAATTCTTTCTGCAAAAATTCCTTCAGGAACGTCCGCTTATATGGAACTCTCGAAGTCTTTACAGCCCGATCAAGAGCATGAGTTTCGGCGCAAATCACACAATACTTCTTGGCACGAGTGATGGCCGTATAGAGCCATTCTCTCGTCAACATCATGTATGCGGAATTGTCCATACCAACAATCACATACGGAGCCTCACTGCCCTGTAGTTTATGACAACTCAGAGCATAAGCAAGTTCAAGCGTTGCCCAGATGTTATTCCCACCAAAATAATGAGGAATAAAGATCGTGCCCCACTGGTCAAAATCAACCAGAATAAAACTACTCTCAATCTTTCGGATAATGCCACGGTTTCCGTTAAACACCGGACACTTCTCTTCCTTTTTCTTTGTCTTGAGATTGTATGTGTGAAGCTCATAGTTGTTCTTGTTGATGATAACCTGATCGCCTTCACGCAGAGTGTACACTCTATCCTTGCCATCACCGTAGATTGTAACCTTTGCTTCTGCCTGACCATGACTCGGATTTACAATTTCCTGAATAGCATTATTGACCTCGTAGGTGCAGATACTGCCACGCAGCTTCTGTGGAAGTACAATCTGAATCTTCGCACTATCATTCCCTACCTTATTATATAAGGTACGGTACTGATTGATGATGTGGTTGAACGATTCACTTGCGTCCTTATAGATATCAAGCTCCAAATCACGAAGTTCACCACGAATCTCACTACCAGCCCAGCCATAAGGAACCAACTGCGTAGCATTGCGAACTTTGATACTCTCCGTGATAATTGCAGACTTAGCTGCCTGACGATGGATCTTAGTCAAACGAGCCACAGGAACAACCTTAGATGCAAGCATATCCTTAAAGATGTTGCACATACCGATACTCTCAAGCTGACCGTCATCACCAATCATAATGAATCGCTTGCCGGTTTCGATTGCCTGAATCAAGTCATAGAACAACTGAGCTCCAACCATAGAGGTCTCATCCAGAATGATAATGTCCTCATCCAGAGGATTGTCCTTATCGTGAATAAACCCACCGTTCTCAATATCATAACCAAGAAGACGATGGATGGTCTTACCGTCCTGACCAGTAATCTCCTGCATACGAGCTGCAGCACGACCAGATAGCGCAGTCTGAGCGAAAGACTTACCACGAAGAACCTTTAAGACACCAGCTACAACGGTACTTTTGCCAGTTCCGCCGTAGCCTGTTAAGATACAGACGTTGCTAGAGCATACCTTTTTAATAGCATCTCTTTGCTCCTCAGTATACTCGATGCCAAGCGCATTCCCGGCTTCATTGATTGCTGCATCAATGTTTCGACCAATCGGCTCAACAGGTGCATCCGCCAGTCGCTTGATTTCCTTTGCGATTTTATCTTCAAGATTCCACACTCTAGTTAAAGCAAATTCCTGACGGTCATCACTCCACCAAAGTGTTTCACGGACATCATGCAGATGGAAAAGTGCCCTTTTGATAACTTCTTGGTCGCCCTCGTTCAAATCAAGTTCCTTGATACAGCTATTGATTGTCTGATTTGCCGGAATGATAGAGTTGCCTTCTTCGGCACGGGCGGCAAGAAAATGCATGACGTAAGCTTCGATTCTGAATTGCGAATTGTGTTTTAGACCCATGTTCAAAGCAAGAGCGTCAGCTTTTTTCCAGCCGATACCATACACATCATCGATCAGGACGTAAGGATTCTCCTCAATCTTTCTTACCAGAATGTCTGCACCGTGATACTGACGAACAAGCTTTTCAATAGCACTGGGAGTCAAACCGTATTCAATCAGTTTCGTGTACGCTTCACTGTTATCAATGTTGCGTTCAAAAGAGTCAATGATCTTTTGTGCTCGACCTTCCGTAATACCGCTAATAGTACAAAGAGCCTTGATGTCACCATTCTTGATAATTTCATACGGATTGTCGAATGCTTCGTAAAGCATCTCAAACTGATGGTCTGTCAAAATAAAACGGAGAAAGCTTTTTTGTTCTTCCGGGTCAGTAATCTCTTGAAACTCATTCATGTAGATAATTTTATACTGATCACCAAACTTTTCATGATGAACATATTCACCACAGAACGAATAAGTTTTATTCATATCGAGGCTAGGAACGTTGCCTTTTAGCCGGAGGTCGCTGTATCGGCTCATGATAGGATTTCCCTGCTTGACTTTTACCACCTCGGCGGAGAAAGTGGCGAAGCCGCCGGGCTCCACCTCCCTCCCATCTTTCGGATAAAAGACTCGTTTTATCCTGATGTAGCAACGGATCATATTTTCATTAAATTTCTTATCTGCCACTTTATAACCCTCTTATTATGCACCTAATCTAAATTCTGTCAGTCCTCCGCACACTCTGCAATAAAACCATTTTGTGGTACGCTCGCATTGTTCTGCGCAATCAAACTTCCACTTCTGAACTTTTCTAACGACGCAACAATTCGTACAATGTATCTTAATTACAGTTTTATCTTTGTATTGATGATTCCCAATTTTAAACTCAGGAAATTCACAAAGAACCTCTCCGTCAATAGTATATAAAACACCATTCATTACTTTATCTCTCTATCATGCAGCCACTGCTTGTAAGGTTTGAAGTCGCTTGCAATAACGTGCGACTCATCTTCCTTCTTTCCAAGCACAGCTACCTGACTTCCCTTTACAATCAAATCCTGATAATCTGACAAGACTCTCGGCCATACGGTCAGCTCAATGATACCATCGCCAGAATACAGATTTACAAATGCAAACTGCATACCAGTCTTTGTTTTCTTCTTTTGAATCTTTGCGATAATACCAACAAGCACACAAGAATCACCTTCCTCAATTTCAGAGAAATCCTGAATGTATTCGTATGCCTTTTCAAATGGATTCTTATCGATGATGAATGTCTGCAACGTCTGGAACTCCCAGAATTGCTCGTCCTTCAAATACTTCTCTGACTGCTCGGCCATATATGCTTCTTTCTTTTTCAGCTTCTCGGTTTCATGCACGACACGACGCTTTTCATTGTAGATTCGTAGGACGGTTTCTTTATCAACCTTCTTACCAACCTTATAATGCTCTGTATCAATATCCCACTTACTCAGCAAAACTGCCTTGGTAGGCAATGTACTGACGGGCTTAAACTCAGATTGTTCCAGACCGCTGGTAATGTACTTTTCCAAGAATACTCGTTTGTTCTTCGTAGGAATCGCACCGGACTTGACCAGCGCAATGATCTGCGCCTTCGTTGCACGGACACGATTCGTGAAGTCATCAAGTCCTTTAAATTTTCCATTTCTATCTCGTTCTGCAATGATGGTTTCAGCAAGCGTATCGCCAATACCACTGATAGCAGATAAGCCAAACAGGATTTTACCATTCGATACAGTAAAGTCCATGCCGGAACGATTGATACTCGGCGGAAGAATCTGAATATCAAAGCTGCGTGCATCCACCATAATCTTGTTAACCTTGCCGACCTTTGCTTTATTCAAATTCAGCATAGCCTTAAAGAATGCAAGCGGATGATGAGCTTTTAAATATGCAGTCTGGAGGCAGATAACGGCATATGCCTGAGAATGGCTGGCGTTGAAACCATAGCCGCCCTTCGTTGACAACTCGTTACAAATATACTCAGCGGTTGCTTTATCGTATCCATTTGCAAGAATTTCATCGTGAAGAAGTCCTACCTCTTCCTTGACCTTCTCAGGTTTTTTCTTTGCCAAGCACTTACGCATTCTATCAGCACCAGCATCGCTTCGGCCACCAAAGACCTTTGTGAGCTTCATACTCTGTTCCTGATAGATGTTCACGCCATAGGTGCTGCGGAAAATTGGTTCCATATCAGGATGGAAATAATGAATGTGTTCGGGATGATACTTGCAGTCAACGTATGTAGGAATGGACGGCATTGCATCAGGGCGATAAAGAGCAATCAAAGCGGATAGTTCTTCAATCGACCTCGGTTGGAGCTGTGCAACCAGATCCTTCATACCAGACGACTCAATCTGGAATAGATTGTCTGTCCGGCCAGAACAAATCAAATCATAGGATTCCTTGTCATTTTCAAACTCAGGATTGTTAATGTCAATTTCCCAGTCTGGAATATTGTCCTCACGCTTTGCCTCATCGATAGCCACCAGCGACGCAACGCCAAGAATATCAAACTTAACAAGTCCAATTTTCTCGTCCATCACCTTGTCAACGGAAATGACGTGTTCTCCGTCAGTACCATGCCGAATGCCGATATACTCGTAATAAGGATGTCGGCAGACGATAACGCCACCAGCATGGATGCCATATCCTCGTGGACGACCATTGATATGACTTGCGATATCAAGTAGTTCCTTATACTTCGGATTCTCAGCTATTTCTGGATTAGCTTCAAGGCAATCTTTCCATGTTTTTTGAACGAACTTCTCACTGATTTTTCTAATCTCAGCATACGGGAAACCGAGCACCTTACCAACATCCTGAATTGAAGTAACCGGAGTAGTGTACACGATATTCATAACCTGAACCACTCGATCTTCACCGTACTTTTGTGTCAGATACTCAACAACCTTGGCACGGTCACTGACATCAACATCAACGTCAGGAAGGTCTTTTCGCTCAATGGTAAGAAATCGTCCGAAGTCAAGTTCATACTTAATAGAATCAAGCTGCGTAATGCCAATCAGGTAACATACAAGTGAGCCAGCGGCAGAACCACGCCCAGGGCCAACAATGACATCATTTTTCTTACACCAGTTGATATAGTCAACCAGAATCAAAAAGTAGTCACAGAAGTCTTTCTTCTCAATAACAAACAACTCATCGTCAACACGCTTACGATAGATCTTCTGCTTTTCTACATCAAACTTGTCAATACCGCGTTTCTTCCATCCCTCTTTTACAAGGTCTTTTAAATAAGCTGCTGAGCTAGAATACTGTGGAGGAATCTCGATTTTTGGAAGTTCAGGTTCGTGCCAAGGCATATCCACATAGTCACACAAGTCAGCAACCTCATCAGTGTTGTTGATGCACCATTCTGCTGCATCATATCCAATCTGACTATCAAGGACTTCATGTTGCTCTTCACGAGACATAAAGTAGCATCCTTCATAGATTTCTGCAGCAGTTTCCGTATCATGTGCGATACGAAGGAAGTAGTCTTGATAATAAAGATCCTCTTTGGTAGCAGCATGAACATCGTTTGTGACGACTACTTTTGTATGAGTATCGTTTGCCAACCGCATGATTTTCTGATTGTATTTTGCTTGTTCACTATTTGCATGAGCCTGAACCTCAAGATAATAGTGAGGGAATAAACTCTTATACTCTTGAACTAGCTTGACACAAGTGTCATAATCATCCGTTTTGGACAGTCTACTCGCCAAACAAGCAGACAGGATAATCAAATTATTCGTATCTTCCTTAGCGATATCCTCTTTTGTGATACGAGGACGGCTATAAAAGCCATGAAGATGACCGAGTGTAGATAAGCGATTAACCGTCTGACGACCAGCCTCATTCTTTGCGATGATGATCAGATGCCAGTATTTACTGTTCTTGTCCTTTACTTCCCTATCCTCGCACTCATATGCCTCGATACCATAAAGAAGCTTTACGTCAGGATACTTGTCTTTTAGTTCTGAGTAATACGGCCAGCTTGTCACCTCACCATGTTCCGTAATGGCAATAGCTTTCAAGCCAAGTTCCGATGCTCTTTTTAGATTTTCTTCAGGAGAAGAGAACCCATCGAGCAAGCTAAAAGTATGAGTGCGTATGTAAACTGCTACTCATCAGGCAACACCACCTTTCATACTATTTAAATTCATTCTGTCTGCTCCTTATCTTCGATAGACACTCTCAAAGTTACAGTCTTACCGTCCTTTGTTGTCCATGTGTATCCACCAAAAGTTCTATTGTTGAACTGAGCTTCAGAAAGAAGCCAATCACGAACTGCCTCGATAGCTTCATCCGTGACACGAGTTTTATCCTTCCATTCGGTTCCATTCTTTTTAACAGTTCCTGCGTAAATACCAAACATACCACAGCTCACATGATATTCACTCATTCGTATTCACCTTATCTCCAAACTTAATAATATCGTCGAAAAGCATCACATAGTCATCGGTGTACTTGTTGCCATGGAAATGGCCGAAGTACCAGAATGGTTTACAATCGTTAGGATAACATTCGTATATATTATCAAAGAATATTTCAGTTGACTGGTCTACTGTGCTTTGATCAATACCACCGATAAACAATTCAGTTGGAATGAACCGAAATGGACAGGTATGCGTGAGCATAACATCAATATCATCGATTTGAGGGTCATGTGTAATATTCCAGATCTTTTTCTTAGTCTTCTCATTAGGCTGTTCGTCCGGCCACCAGTTCCATCCACGTTCCAACCGATAATATTTATCTACAGAATATGCTCCGCCGCAAACAAGACAGTTCAGAATTTCCATATCAGCAAGAATCTGGTAAACTTCGCCATCAATAGCAAAATACTGATTGGGATAATGTGAATCATGCCACACCTTACCACAAATATCTCCACTGATTTCCTTTGTCCTATAACCATCCTTACGAGACGGGCGGCGTTCGTGATTTCCATGAATACAGAATAAATTCGCAGGGATGTCCGCAGCAATGGTCTTAACTCTCCATTCGTTGATGTTATCCTTACCATAATAGTTTAGACCAACATCACCAAGACAGATAATCCAGTCGTTCATTCCAAGATTGTGTTTATGGCAAAACTTTTCCAATTCTAAAAACCGATTGTAATCACCATGAATATCGCCTGTAATGTAAACCATTCATTCACCCCCTCTCATAAACTCGCCAATGCCATGTGCTACCATCGCCCGGATAAAACCTATCGCAAAAGTCCTCAAAGCGACATCCTTCGCATGGATCATCTTTTGATAAATCTATCACTGGATGGCTTTGGCATTCTGCGATAAATTCTTTAACGTCTGCTTCAAACTGTTCAGGCATCAGCATTGTCAATCAACTCTCCATTTTTTACAACCTTAGCCTTATCATCCCAATATTCATCAGCTCCAACCTTTCTAGGAGCAGTGCCAAAATGTTCTTTCCACTCAGGAAGACTCTCATTGATTGCATCAAACTGAATGCCCCAATCAAAGCAAGCCTCCATTGCATCATACAAAAGCTTTCCTTCACGGCAAGTCCAGAGAATCAGACCAGCACCGTGCTTCTGTTCCTGAATTGCTTGATAAATTACATTCCAGTTTGGCTCACCGATATCAGGATAATTATTCTCACAGAGAGTTCCATCAAAGTCGATGGCGATAGCACGCTTCCAATTTCCCATATCAAATCACCTCAAAATCAACAATCTGTGCCTGCGGAGTCACCTTGTTTCCATACTGATTCAAAGACAACCGGCATACAGCATTGATGTATTTTTCTTCCTGATCACCATAGAAGTCATTGTTAATCCAGCCAATCATCCGGCCATTATCAGCAAAGCACACAAAATCAATACCCTTCTCTTCGTCGCTGAACCGCCACATATTTCCGTTCTTGCCCATCGGCTTGCAACTATCATGAGTAAGCGGAATCTTCTGAATAAGAAACAGTGGTTCAGGAATACCTGGTGCCCAAACCTTCTGCATTTCATGCATTTTCTTAATAAGTGCAATACCAAGCTGGTCGTAATTAAATACAAAATCAAATACCGTGGCATTATCCATCACGGTATCCTTTAGCAATTCATCACAATCTGTAATAGCTTTAAAGATATTTTCTTTTTTGATTCTTACGCCAGCTGCATTTTCATGCCCAGAAACGGATTCAAAATCTCCGGTATTTGTTAGAAACTTTTTGAAATCCTCAATTGGAGATCCATCTGGATTTCGCATTGAACCGCCATAAACATCAGGCTCATCAGCAAAATCTCGAAGTAACACACACGGGCGACTATACATTTCTGCCAACTTAATAGCCACCACGCCAGTCAATCGGCTATCCAATACTCCTGTAGAGTCACAAAAAAGAACCTTGCTCTTGTCTGCTCCGTTTCTCTTGATGGCCTCTTGAAGTTCCGGGATTGCTTTGTCCCTCATTTTATTTTGCTGATATTTACAAGAAGAACACTCACGAGCCACATGCTGCGCCAGAGTCTCATCAATCGTGACACCGGCATTCTTGCCACGAGTTGGAGTATACTGGAAGATCTGTTCATCTCCAACCATTGCACGGAACATCCGCTTCTTCTGCTCAAATGATCCAACACGAATCAGTGCGTTCATCATCGGAACGATGTAGAACTGAACATCATTGATAGTCGGGTCACCATTGATGTTGAAACTATTCGCCTCAACCAAAGCACAAATCATCGGATTTACAATTCGTGCTAGACCTTTCGTGCAAAGGCGCTTTGTCTCATGCGAGTGCATATCCATAACATCACCGATGTTTCCGACTGCTACTAGATCAAGATACCGGTCTGCAACATCAGTCCAATTATCTTCATCAACAGCCTGAAGGAACTTATATACCACGCCAGCACCAGACAGTTCCTTGTTAGGATATGTACCACTCTGGTTATTAACGATTACTGCGTAAGGATTCTCTCTGTCGCAGATGTGATGGTCAAGAATCAGAATATCGATGCCCTTATCACGAAGTTCCTTGCATTGCTCAACATCGTTACTGCCAGCGTCAGGAATAATCAGCAGAGTGGTTTCAGGTGGAACTTCGATTTCTTTAGAGAGTCCATGTTCCTTACCACTATGATGCAAAACATTGATTTTTCCAAAATAACCAATCGCCTTCAGGTACTGGAACATCATTGAAGCACTTGTGAATCCATCTACATCACAGTCTACAAGGATAGAGATAATAGACTTATTCCAGATATGTTTGTTCAACAGCCTGACGGCATCTTCCATGTTGTCTAGTTCCCACGGAGAATTCAGACAAGAATCATCCAGATTCATGTAGGTCTTATAATCCTTGACCCCTCTGTTCTCCATAATCGTTCCAATCGGGTCTGATAGGTCGTTCCTACTCCCCTTCCAGAGTTTTACATTCATTTAATTCTCCTAACACAGTTTTCAATCAATGCCTTAAATTTTTCAGGATTATCAGTCGGGGCTTCCTTTTCATCCAGAATCCCTTTATCATCTACTACAGCATACACACTTACGCCATCGACAAATCGATTAGCGAGAACCATAAGCTCACTAAGCTGAACGTCTTTATCAAATACAAAACAAATATCAACGCAAAGACGTGTTAAAATTTCAATTTGATTCTGTGAAACCTTCTTACCGCCAGTCGCCACACAGTTGTAGACATCCATGTTCCACATCTGCATGACAGACTTTTCAGCTTCACCAACATATACCAGACCTTCATTCTTAATGTACGGCTCTGTCTTATACAGGCCATACAGAATACGGTTTCTGGCACACGGCTCAAGATATAGATACTTTAATTCACCTTCAGGCGGCTTACCAAAATATCTTCCCTTTACACCAACCAGAGTACCAATTTCATCTCTGATTGGAATCGTGATTCTATTTGTCAGTTCATCAAAGCCAATCTCAAACTCCTGCTGCGTCTCATAAGATATCCCATCGTCAGCAAAAATCTGGTTCACATAAGGTTTGTAATAACCGAGGATGGCTTCGGAGATTGGGACTATCGGACGGTCATCCTCGTGTTCTTCACCTTCACTTTGCATGGCGATGAGTTCTTTTAGAATCAACATACTTTTAGGAAGGTCTTCCTCGAAGTTGTGATAGTAGTCAAGTCCAACCCATTCGCAGATTTGCTTAATAGCTTTTGGGAAAGACAGTTCCAGAAAGAACTGGACGACAGAAATCAAATCATAACTGGTCTTTCCATTGGCAATATCTCGTGTGTAATCTACCGCAGTAAGATTTTCATTCTCGTAGATACAGAGTGCCGTTCTATTGTCACCATCTGGATTTGCACACTGGTAATAACCAGTCTTGTGACTGATATGATGACAACCAAGTTCCTCCAGAATCGGTTCAATCTGCTGTTCTTCAAGAATGTAATTTTTCAGATCTGCGATATTTACCATTGTAGTTCCTTACTTTCTGGTGCAGACACCGACCTCTCTCCAAATATTCTGATTCAAATTCACTTCAAACATGATTTTCTTTTTCTCACCAAAGCGGTTCTTATCGATGTTTCCAACGTAATACCGCTTATCTGGATTTAGCCGATGGGCACAGTCACCGCCCCACTCAGGGTCATGAGAGATGTATTGATACTTCGCGAACTTATCTTTTGGAATCTCCTTGAACAGAACCATCGTCCAAGCAACATGCTTAATCATTTTTGACTCAGCAATGTTGTTTGAATTCAGCTCATCAGGAAGATACTCATGAGCGTTTTCGGCCAACTGGATACTACCATAGATAAAGATCTTCAGATTTTTCGCAATCTCTTCAAGCTCTGTGGCTGTGACTTTAAACGCTGCCCATTCACCAATAGATGCAATGTCGTTCTTTAGAGTATCGTAGAACACATACTTAACTCCCTGCGTGAGAGCTGCCTTCTGGATTTCAAATCGCAGGGATTTGTCACTATAATCAGCAGAAACATCTTTTGCTATAATCAAGCCTTGTGATTCGTTCTCAATCCACTGGCAAACATCAAGCACATTGCGGTACTCTTCGCTTTCTTCGTAGACACGAGCGGTAAACTCATCAATGCTTTCTATGTATTCTCCATCTTCGTTTTGCTTTCGGAAGATGAAGTTTCCGTTTGCATCCCGGTACATTCCAAGGGTAATTTCTCGCTCGTCCTTATGGAAACGATGACCATGCAACTCTTGAAACTCAGGATTATTGATGGCGGTGACCAGTAAGCAATATCGGACTGACTCAAGATCCATCTCGTTCAGCAGCAGGAGTGCTTTTTGCTTTTGAACCAATGTGACGTATGCAACAATCGCCATCATGTATCTAGTCTTACCAGCATTAGATGGCATACCATTGAACATCACGGTGCCCAGCTTCAATCCTCGGAACAAATCGTTCATGATAGGATACTGGAACGGCAAGCCCATATCAGGAACACTCAAACGTTCATTGACCATTGGCAGCAGACCATTATTCAAAATCTCAGCATCATCGTTTGTGATAATAACCGTATTGATCTTGTCGGCCTTTCCACGAATCAATTTGTAAATGTCCTGAGCACCAAACATTTCAAACTGTCGATGCTTCAAGATTCCTTCAATGTTAAATCCGTTTCTCTGGTACTCACGAAGTAGAGAATATTTCTTCAGGATATTGAAATATCCCTTGATATCATCGTCATTCGCAAGGCTCATGTAGTATTCAATGGTTGACCAGCCCTTCAGCCGCTTATACTGGGACAATCTGGACTCGTCTTCAGCCATAAACGTTAAAACAGACGTTTTATTAAATTCTTGAGTCCGAGTTTCGTAAATAATCAACGCCGCATCGTAGAAAAATTTTGTTGCTTCGTCAGCAAAATCGTACTTACTCTTGACATAATGCCCATACTCGACCAAATAGTCAGGATGCTTGTAAATTGCGCCAACAAATAGAATTTCGTTCGGGATATTTGAAATGAGTTCCACTCATCCACCTCCCTCTATATTTTTTAATATTGAATTTTGTTGTTTGGATACAGTTCATTAAACATATCAAAAACTTTTCTCAGTCCAAGACCTTCTTTGCTTGGCACCCAGATTTTCTTCGGGTTCCAATTCTTCCATACACCATCATACTCTGGTGCAGTTGCATCATACTTTGGATTGTCTACCCATTGACCACCGTTCATACTATACTCGTACTTCTTTGGGTCAAGTTCGGCAAGAGTCAAGAATCTATTATCATTCTTGTTGTGAGCTCCAAATCCGCAAAACGTACATCCGGTACGATCACATCCAGTACAGCACAATGGCGCATCCGGCTTATCACTCGTAGGAACAATATCGCCATAGACATCTGCAATTTGAATTCCAGAATGTTTGATGAATGTAAGCACATCCTGCTCAGTCCAAAAACTCATAGGCTGACTTGTTGGTGCTTTGCTGTCAAAAGCATTACATCCATGTCGAATCCATGCTTGTTTGCGGACACGGCTTTCGTCCGTTAACGTTCCAATAATAGGCTTACGCTTTGTTGCCCTTGCGTACTTCTTCATCGGACTTTTCTTCATAACTGAACAGCAGTAATGAGAAATTGCAAACGGAAGTTCTTGTGTTGCTGGCAACCATTTTTCCTTATTGAACATGGATTTTGTTCCAACCTGCATTTCAGCTCCCGGCTCATTACCAAGTAGAATTGTCCGTCTGTTTCCCTGAAAGACTCCTGTTTCATCGTAAAGCCACGGGTTGCTAAAGACACCTCCCGGACAGTTCATCCTTAAACCCAGAAGTTCCGGTCTTTTCTTGAGAGTTGTTCTTACTCTCTCTCTCTCTCTCTCTCTCATGGTGGCTGCGCCGCTATTTCTGATTCGTCTAGCGTAATAAATCGCTTCCGCCACTTCTTTAGAGATAAGAGGATAGCCATATGTAGAGACCACATCACTAAATCCCATCTTGGGATAAACAAAAACCGCGTCTGCGTCTCGTGCAAATTTCTGGATTGACGAGTATTCCAAACCAGTATTACTAAACACAAGCGGAACATCTGGGAACAACTGCTTTGTTAGATGAGCAAGTACAGTAGAATCCTTACCACCAGAGAAGCTAACATACACACCACCGTCGTAATGCATATACCATTCTTGAATGCGGTTTTGAGTGATCTGAATCTTTCGATCGAGAGGAAGTGCCTGAAGCTCCTTCAATCTTTTAGCATTGTGAACTGTATTATCCATTTATCAACCTCTTTTATATCTCATCGAGAATTGCACTTATATCAATTTCATTCTCGTTTTTACTCTGTTTCGGTGCTGTTTTCATCCGTTTCAGTACCGTTTCAGTCAGATTTTCCTTCGTTTTGCCTTCGCTTTCATTACGAATCGAAGCTAATCTTTCTTTTCGTTCGAGATAACTAGGATATTGAGCCAACAAAACAGCCAAGTCGTAGTTCCATCGCTGACTCATATCACAACCCTTTGCTTCTTTCTCAGCAATTATCTTATCTAGTCGGGGTTTCGCTAGAACCCACATATCGTAAAGTTCTAGCGGAGGAATAGAACCTCTATATTTGTAATAATTACCGGAAATCAACTGTGTAAGTTTCGAGTAGAAGCTGCCAGGAACAACCGCCGGGGCGTATATATCTCGAATATGGTCGAAAAGAATCTTTTTTTCTTCCTGTTTGATATGTGCAAGCTCACGATTGTTGTCTTGCTCTCTCTTTTTGGAAAGAAGATCATCGACCTTTTTGTCCGTAGTGTCTTTCACTTTGTCAAAAAATGCCCTTAGCAGGTCATCTGTCCAAGGGCGTTTTTGATTTTTCTTTTTCTCTACAAAACAGTCCTTATGGTAAAAACCAGTCTTGTCGTAGAAAAAAGTGCTACGGTCTCGCTCGATGAAAATGTTCTTCCCGCAAATTTTGCATTTACGGGTAAGTTCCATTAAGCCAGTTCCTTCTCCATGATTGCGGCAACCTTCTTCAGTTCCTCGATGTCAGTCATAGAACGGAATGCGGTAGACAGGCCAGCCGCCTTAACTGCCTTCTGTGCTGCACTCTTCTTCACAGGAGAAGCGGAAGCAATCAGATCGTTCAGCTTTGCCTTGATGTCGTCCAGAGAAGGCTCCTTGGATTCGGAGGAGTTCTCTGCAGGAGCATCATCACTGATATCATTGTCGTCAAGACCAAGCTCACGAGCACGCAGCTTCATTTCCGTCTTGACTGCATCGTTCAGACCATTCTTGATAATGACCTCACGATTTTTTGCAGAGCGGTCAAGATACTCCTGATACTCAAGCAGAGTCAGGTCTTCGACAACCTCACCGCCATTATGAACACCGGTACGATCCTTATCAAAATAAGCAAAGTTGATAGACTTATCATCGCCGGGATGATACATACGGAACTCGGTGCCGACATTGTACTCCTGACCCTTGAAGCCATCAGGAATCTTGCGGCCAGTAGAAACGCTCACAGAAGAACCATTCACCAGCTTGGTTTCAGTCTCATCCTTCTCACGGCAAATGACGATGTAACTCACACCAGTTGCATTCAGATCCAGAATCAGGGACTGACCCTTAAAGTTCAGCTGCTGATAATCCTTCAGTTCCATACCAGCACCCTCAATCTTCACCGACTTCTCATCGCCGGTCAGACCCTGTGCTGCAGCCTTAACCTTTGCACGCTTCTGCGAGAAATTGGTCAAACCCTGTTTTGTGGTTAGATTAAGAATGGTTGCGGAGTCAACAACAATAGCATCAGCACGGAAAGGCTTGCCATCTGCATCCAGCCAAACGTTACCATCTTCATCCTCGAAGTCCTCATTATCTGCAACAGTATGGATGAAATCCTGTACCTCTGCGAGAGACTGAGTATAAACGATACGGAGATTCATCGGGTCGAGCCCATTTTCCATCAGTTCCTCACGATAATCGTCGATAGAACCAGACTCAGTATCCAGATACAGAACACGGAACGGACGACCTTCAGGAGTCTTCATGTAGCAGAACTGCATAGCAAAACGAGACTTGCCAGTCCCCTGCTCACCATACACAAGCATACGAAGCTTCTTACGAATAGCAGATGCATCACAAACAATAGCCATATATGTAAATTCCTCTCTAAATCTTTTCTTTTATTAAACTTTCAAACACTCATACCACGGATCACCCGTTTCAACTGCATGAGCAACATAATCCAACTGACGGGTGATGTTATCCACACTATCAACCAGAAGGTCTTTACACCCTACCGGAACAGCACCACCATTGCATTCCGCGTTGGCTTTAGCTTCTGCAATAATCTCAGGATGCGTAGTAAACACAATAGACATCATCGGAAAGTCTTCTTCAGGTTCCTTTTCAAGCGCTTCGATGTAAACAATGTAAAATTTCATGCCATTATAAGCGGTATACTCAAGAGTATTCTGCATAACTAAACTCCTTATGTATCCTGTATTACATAGCTAAGGCTAAAATAAATTAACCCCAGTCATCCTCTTCATCATTTGCAGGAGTTGCAGTAGACTTATTGAAACCACCCCACCAAGAAGTGTCGTTCTCAGCAGCCTTGCCGTCGAAGTCCTTCTTAGCCTGAGCGTTGGCAGCAATCTTTGCCCGCGCCTCAGAGATATTATCCTCAGTATAAGTTGGCTCCGCATCCTTGTCGCCGGGATTCGGATCAAAAGAATCAGGATTAACACCCTCGATATACAACTTACGAACTGCCGGAGTGCTCTGACGCTTCATCTTATTAGGACCACCCCAGATATTCTCAGTCTCAACTTCCTCAACCTTCTGCTGATTGACGATAGGACCAAAACACTCGAAGCTGGTATAGGGCTTCAAACGCTTACGAATAGAATCAGCCAGAACCTTATTCTGAGCGTTTGCCTTATAATCAATGAAGAATTCTGCGTCCTCGATGGTGTTGTAGTTCACAATCTTGGCATCGACAACTACTTCATCGTCCTCATCGCTCTTACGGCAACCAGTGTACACAATAGTCTGAGTGAACAGAGCCAGCTCTTCAAAGCCCTCCGTATCAAAGTCGATTTCCTTAGAGCTCAGAGAAACCTGAGTAGGAACAAAGCGAATCTGGTGCTTGCCGTTGTAAGTGCTGTACTCGATGTTACCACGGACATACACGTTATCACCGTCATGCAGGTTATCGGAAATCTCCTTGGCTGCATCAAAGTCAGTCAGAGTCTTGTTATCATTGACGACCTTACCAGACTCATTCGTCTTCTTGGTAACACCGACCTTAACGCCAATCATGTCGTAGCCTTCCGGTGCAACATAAGTCAAACGATCCTTCCAAGCGACTTCCTTCTTATCCTTTTCGATGCCCTTGTCCTTATCGGCACGGCGGAAGAAGTAAACCTTATCACGAGGCATACCAGCCAGATCAACATAGAAAGTGTTTTCATTGGAAGTCTGAACGCCAAAACTCAGGACACGGCGCATAGCACCACTCTTAGTCTCCTTCTCGTTATAGAAGTTACTACGCTGGGTGCCGGTGACCTTACCAGCCATCTCAAAAGAACCACGGGTCTGAGGAAGATTAAAAATTCTATCTGCCATATCAAGTCTCCTTTATGTAATTTTGTCTCATTGATAATCACTTATGTTTCCTGTTATCGTCTTAAATCAATTCATGCACTATTCATTTTATGTATTATCCTCCGTCTGGTTTATTGATGGCTTATATTTCATACGGCACCCGCCGTTAGAAATCGTCCTTTAATGGATTATGTACAAACATTGCGCCGAGCACTACTGGGAGCCGTTCTGAACACTCAGGACACAAATCAAAACTCAAAAGCGAACCGTCGAGTTGGCTACCATAAGAGTATTGATGCTCAAAACTGATTCCCTGCTCGCTACCTATCGGCTTAATTTCACGACCACACCAGTTACATATTTTTTTACATGTGTTCATACGGCATCACCCCATTTTTAATATTCTCTATCACGGAACATCTTAGATTGAGCACGAGTCAATCTGTTGTTCCGACCATACTTAGGTCTGAATGCGGACTGCAGCTTGTTGTTTGCGTATTCGAGGTCACTCTCCAGAATCTTAGCAGCTTCTTCAATGTAATCTCGAATGGCACAATACTGATCGCTGTTGATACAATGCATCTTTAGATAATCAAGCATATCGATGGCCTGATTTTTCAAAAGAAGCGTATCTTCAAGCTGTGTCTTGCGCCGTTGGAAGAAATCTATATTCAACCCTGCACCTCCCCATTCTGCAGTCTTTCAAGCGTGGGACGAATCGTTCTCTCATAATGCCTTACAAATCGCCAATCAAGTAATTGTCCGCAACGTGGACAGAAGTTATCAAGATTTGATAGTGTGTAATAACAAACCGGGCACTCATAACGTTTATAAACGTCATCGAGAAGAGGCTCTTTGTAATCTGTTCTAAACTCATAAAGTTCAGCTTTTGAAAGAATAATTTCGAGAGCCTTTGTTAAATGCTCACGAGGGCACCACTGGCCTCCTTCTTTACCAAGACGAATTTGTTTCTCTACAATTTCCTTCGCTTGGTCAAAAGTCATGTTCTCAATCTCTTTTTTCTTTGCGTGCATCCAATCTTTCATAACACACCACTTTCAGCAAATGCATAATTGTGCTTTGCATTCTTATCCATCCACACACCCCAATCAATTTTATGTTGACACTCTGGACATTTCGGTTCAAGCTTCTCCAGCTTCGTTACACAGAACGGACAAAGATATGTACTCTTTTCCTTCTGGAAGATAGGACTTGCCGGAAGGCTCAAAGAACCAGGGTCTATGGTTACATTGATAGGAATTTTACTGTTCATCGTGCCACTCCTCAACTAATTGGTATGGTAATCGTACAACGGTTTTATCACATAACCACGGCTTTTCTTTTGTTCCAAAATTTCCAGTTTCAGAACTAATTAAAACATCTCCTAATATAACAGCCTTGTTTTCATCATAGGCTAAAGAAAGTGTATTCAGAATAACGTCTCTAATAGCTCCGTAAGTAAAATAAAGTGTTCCATCAGAAATGACCTCACTAGAAAGCATCAGTTCGGAATTAAAACCATTTTTATAATGAACAAAAATAGTCTTGTATGGCATTCCTTTCCTTGCGATTCTAACAGAATACTTATCTTCCCCATTCTTTGCCTTAAACTGTCCGTTACTAAGAAATTCAACCGGATTCATTGATTTATCACTTTCTTTCCGCAATATTTTAACGTATCCACGTTATAATTTTTCGTTATTTTCTTGCTAAAATTAGCCTTTTATGAGATTTTCTTATTACGGAATATGAGTTGCTTTGTCAACGGGCTTTTCCATTTCCTTCATAATCCGCTTGTGTTCTTCGATTGTCATGTTGTTCGGGAAGAAACACCTGTCAACCATTTCAAACGGCTTAATATAATGGTCAAGAACATCTCGTGCTTCTTTTCGTGCCTTTTCAGCACACATCTCGATATATTCTTCTTCGGTCATGTTGTAATCGGTGACACAATCGACCACCGAAGAAAACCGACACAGCAAACCGTTAGGCTGTCTTGCAATAAAAGCTCCCATTTTTATCCTCTTTGCTTTTCTGGAAAATGCTTCTTAGTTACTGCAACGCAAAAGCTATCAATTTCTGACCCCCAAATGGCAGTACCTTCACCATATGTGCTTTGAAATACTAACGGAAAGCCGCCGATCCCATCGAAGAGGCTACCAAGAGTAGGATTCTCACCGATATACGGTTTCATCTTCTGAAAAATCCAATACCATTGCGGTAATGCGATTGAATTGCCGAGTGCCTTGTACCGAGGAGAATCGGCTGGCTTGTGCTTTTTACCATTCTCGTCAATCCACTCGCCAATATCGGTCCATCCATATGTTTTTACAATTTGCTGGACACGGCTTTTACTGATTCCGTATCTTTCAGCAAGCTGGCGCATTGTAAATTCTCCTGTTTGATACATAAGTGCTACTTCAATACGTTTTTCTTCTGGAAGAACTGTCACAGGGTTTTCATTTCCAGATAAATACAGGCCATCCTTTGAAGCTTTAGTAGAGTTGTCCTTTGCGGTTAATAGCTGAAGGTTACTAATTCGATTATCTAGCTTGTCGTTATTGATATGGTCAACAACCAGACCATCTGGAATAATTCCATTTTTAGCAATCCATATAACTCGATGAACCCTACATTGCTTTTTTACATCACCATTTCGGATGCTAACAACTCGATAACCTTTAATAATTGTCCCACTAAGTTCTTTTGGTTCTTTAAGAATGTTTCCGCCGGGACCTTTTGTGGTATACACTTTTCCATTCTCACAATCTGCGATAATCTGACCCGTAGCTAAGTTGAAAGCAATATATTCATCTTTTGTCATTTCTGTAATATTTGCCTCCATAATTTCAGGAAACCCCTGAAGCCGTTCATCCTCCAAAGGAGTCAAACGGCGAACAATCCATCGTAGATTCTTCGTTTCTTTTTCTGTAATCAGGTCAGTAGCGTCCTTGTAGTCACGAGATTTCATCGTACTAGCCTGTTCACTTTCCTTGTATTCACCAATGCGTTGCATCGCAAAGGCTTTCTTCTCAATGACCAGTGGCATATTATTGCCACCAGTTCCCCACTGAGCAGTACAAGTCGGACTTGTATCACTCTGCTGAGTGTATCGAGCGTCCTGACTGTGGCTCTCAAACACCACCGGCGAAATCTTTTGTTTTAAATTATGTAAGGAGGGATTTTCTGCCAAGCAAATCAGCGTCTGGTCTTGTAACGTAGAAATCGTTGCGCTCAATTCAGTTTGAACCAGAGCGCCTTTACCGCCACCTTCACATCCAGAACGGATTTTTAGAGTGTAGGCTGCAGGTTCTGTGCATTGAGTCGAAGTCTCTCGATGGTCTGACTCCAATACTCGTCCAATTCCTTCTCTTCCAGACCTTCTTGTTCCTTCACTTTCTGCACCACCTGTGACAGAGTTCCTGGATTCCACCATTCGATCATATCCAGCAACGCTTGTTTCAGGAGTTCGGGCAAAGGTTTTCCACGCCGGGATGCTCTCACAAGAATCCCCTGACATGCTCGTGCGCTCAAATAGAATTTCTGAGGCACGTTGTCCTCCAAAATCCATGACAAGCGCGATTCTCTGGCGACGCTGGGCGACTCCCCAGTATTTAGCGTCGAACAATCTCCATGCAAGAGACCATCCATTACCGGAAATCGCTCCAGATTTTGCCCACTTTCCGTTCTTCCCTGAAGGTCGAGGAATTGAAACGTCTGGCTCGACAATGCGTGCAAATCTTTCCAACACACATCTGAAGTCTTCACCTTTGCTTGAGCTGAAAGCTCCTCTGACATTTTCCCAGATTGCGAATTTTGGATATTCTCCATTAGTGGCCTCCCTCATTTCTGTAATCACACGAATCATTTCAAGGAACAATCCAGAGCGTTCACCAGCCAAACCTTCACGTTTACCGGCCTGACTCAAATCTTGGCATGGACTGCCTCCTGTGATACAGGAAACCGGTTCAATCTGCCACCCATGAAGTTGTGTAATATCTCCGTAATGCTTCAGTTTTCATTCCTCCTTTTCATATCCTGTATTATATAGCTAAAACTCAGAAAATGAGCAAAAAAATAATAGACGTATCAACGTCATGTTATTTCGTCGCCTATAAAACAAAAGTTCTAGCAGTTTTATGTATACCCTATTGGGCTGGTGGGACAGGAGAGATTTGAACTCCCGACCAAGCGGTTATGAGCCGCCAGCTCTGACCAGCTGAGCTACTATCCCATAAAAACCAGTTAAACAGCTGCAACTATTCAACTGGGCACCTTCCTTATAAAACACTATTGCATCTATATCATATAGACGAGGAAGGAATAACAGCGATGCACATTTCCTATATCTCGCCCCTTTCAGGGTGGTATTTCGCACAGGCGCGGCCGGGACTGACCGCTTAAAATCCCTACCCATACGAAATTGGAGCAGCGAAAGGTAGTCGAAACCTCATCCTCAGCTTGGAAGGCTGATGTACTAACCGTTATACGACCGCTGCATGTAAACCCAGCTTACAAAGCACTACTGCACTCTTACGAGCGAGCTGGGAATAATAGTAAAGGAGATCAACAAACGGTACGCAACCATTCTATGACCGTGGTGCGGATAGTGGGCATCGAACCCACACGCCGAAGCACCAGATCCTAAATCTGGCGTGTCTGCCATTCCACCATATCCGCATATTGCGCCAGCAGGGGTCGAACCTGCGATGGAGGAGTCAAAGTCCTCTGCCTTACCGCTTGGCGATGGCGCATCATATACCCAGCTTACTACGTCACACTGCTCCGTTTCCAGAGAGCCGGGAATAATGTGAGGACAATTTTTCCTTGCCCTTTCGGGCTGGTCTGAGCGACAAGGTTTGAACTTGCGGTCCCCTGTTCCCAAAACAGGTGCGATACCAACTTCGCTACGCCCAGATACAAATGCGCCCGGCGGGACTTGAACCCGCACGCCATCTCTGGCAGAAGATCTTAAGTCTCCTGTGTCTGCGATTCCACCACGGGCGCATATAAAAGAAGATCAGAAACAGCCAACCATTCGTTTTACATTCTAGTTTTCTGGCGAATCGAAGAGTATTTATCCGATAGCTAGTCGGCTTACACCTTATTTCTCTTCTTGTCTGGCTTGACGTCCTTTACCGGTATGACGTCTTTCCGGTCGCCAATGTACGGCCAATCCCCGAACGAGCTAGAACAACTGATCTTCATGGTAGGGATAATCGGATTTGAACCGATACGTCTTTCGACACTTGAGTTTGAATCAAGCGTGGCTGCCAATTTCACCATATCCCCATATTGCCGGTCTTTCCCGGCTGTCAGCCCCGCGCAGAGCATTTTCGGAGGAAGAAATGTCACGATACTTCGTTAATTATTTTAACGAAAATCACGATAAAATGTCTATTTTTTAATTTAGCTCTTCTGCTGACTTGCGTAGAACTCATTCCGCAGCTGAATAATACCCTTCTTGCAGAAAGACTCTTGATCTTTCTCTCGTTGTTCACGCATCCAACCATAGAACAGGTTATCCTCGGCAGTAAACAACTTTGCGGTATTTTCATAATAGCCACGTTTTTGAACGCTCTGCATGACACCACGCAAGAACTTCCAGTGCTTATAATACAGAAGCTTCAGCTTAAACATGAAATTATTGCTGTCTCGCAAAACAAAGCCTTCAACGTGTTCAAAACCATGATGCAGATAGTTCTCGTTCATGACTTCTTCGTACCAAGGATAGAATTCACTCCAGTTCTCAAAGGTTTTAACCTTCTCCTTAATCTGCAGATGACACTTCTCGGCTACACGCTTCAAATCATCATAATCCATTACACTGAAATTCATATCATTTGCAATAATATCCAGCAAAACAATGTGCGGTTTCTTATATTCGATGATATGTGCATCATTCACAGGATCAATCACCTCGAAGATGATGGAGCCATTCTCTTTTGCAACTTCTTTCAGATTCTTACGATCTTCATCAGAAGTCGTATCCATGAGAATCTTTCGGAACATATCTGCAAAAGGCCCATCAGGAGTGGATTTACTTGCAATGAACAGACCATCCTGTTCTGCATCATACGAAATGATACCAAGAAATCCGTTCTCTTTTAGATATGCAGTCACCGGGAACTTCAAAGTGTTCTGTAGGTTTCCAATTCTCGTTTCATTCCGCTCATCAACCGCAAAGAACTTATCATAGCTTCGAGCTACAATCTTATTCGTCTTTGTGTTAATGAACAACCCTCTTGCTTTGGTAGAAACCTCATCCCAGTGCTTCTTATAAAATGCTTCACGAGAGAAGTTGAAAGAAGAAATATCTCCGAATCGCTTCTCAAACACATATTTGCTTTGACGCATCTTACTAACAAGTTCTGCGTTATCGAACTCAGTTTTCATTTCAACGGCAGTTTCAGTCTTTGGCTCCTCTTTTCGGAATACATCATTCTTGGTTTCTACGCATTTGATAGGCTGACCGTGTTCAAGCTCCACACAACGAAGATATCCACCAAACTCGATTTTGCCTTCAAGATTGTAGCACCGATGACCCATATCAATAGGAACATCCTGTACATTTCGATGGCCGAAGATCTGAATATAGCTATCCGGCATCAACTTTTCCCAAGACTCAGCCACGGTCAGTATATCAGGATAGCGGCCTACGCCTTTAATCATCTGATCCGCAGACACGAACGGAAGAAAATAAGGAAGATAGCTCAGACCACCGTGACTTACGAAATACCGCTTACCATCATACTCAAAGTAGACACACTGGCCGACTCTGGAATAGATCTTACGAGCAGTGTTCTTGTCAATACCGGCTTTAAAGAGCTGCGGACGAGTGTAGTTTGCAAACTCTTCACTTTGAACCGGTTTATCATGCCCCCACTTGTTCAGCCAATGCTCGTGGTTCCCTTCCAAAAGGATCACATTCTTGCGGTTGTTATTTACAACATCACACAAGAACTTGAATACCTCAACGTTTTCGATGCCACGATCGAGATAATCACCAACGAAGATATAAAGCTCGTCGTCCTTCATCTCACCAAGGTATTCACTCAAGCAGGTATAGCAGCCATGAATATCACCGATGATATGTATCTTTTTCCACTGGTTAAAGTCATTCGGGCAGTAGTTCAAATCGGACATCACATCCGTAGTAGAAGGAAGAACTGTCACGCCAGAAGGAACTTTTTGAGTAGCAAACCGAGCGTACATCTTATCAATAGCCGCTTCAGGAACTCGCTTTAGCCATTCTCTCTGAGCGTTTCTTCGTTTGCATTCCTCGATCGGAAGGTCCGTCATATCAATAACATACATCCGATAACGATACTGTTTTGCAAGATTCTTATAACAATTCATTTCGACCGTCTTGGAATTCGTTGCATCAATCACAGTAAACTCGCCATGGCTCATCCGCACCTCAAGCAGTTTGAAAAGCATCTCCCATACAACATCATCATTCTGCTGAGAAATCTCCATCTGCCCATCAGGTGTTTCCTGTGCGCTCTGGCACATAAGGCGAAGTGTATCAGCACTCAATACGTACTGCTCAAGATTATGCTCTTTAATATAGGTGGACTTCCCGCAACCGGGTGCTCCACGGAACAGTAAAAGTGTTCTCATCTGCATCTCCCTTTCTAATAGGTATCCTGTGTTATATAGTTAGCATGTTAAAATGAAGGGGCCGAAGCCCCCTGTTTTTAATTTTCATGGAAATATTCAACCCAACCTTTATATCCTTGCCGGAAACTAAGATAGGCAACTTTACTGCACTTTCTTCCGATAATGTCCGCAAGAGGACCTTTACCATTTCCGAAACTAAGTTCTGCAAGATTAAATTTTGGATGAGTTTTACAGTAGTTATAAACCTTGATATACTCACAATTTCTGGCTAAATATCTTTGATCTAAGGTTTTTGAATGATGCCTTTTTTCGAGGATATCGTTCAACCTCGAAAAATAGACATGAATTGAAATTATAGACGTCTTTGGATCACTGTTTACACCGGGTTTATCCTTCGTTTTGCGTAGGATATAATCGCCATTCATGACATAAAATGTTCTATAACCGCTCTTATTGGGGGCATCATACTGTTTCATCTCGTAACATTGCTTGATAATATCCATTAACCTTGCGTCAACATCAGTCTTATCAAGAACGGTATTAGATTCAAAATCCACATCGTTAATTGTTAGATTAGAAATCTCATCGGAAGTAAGACCAATCCAGTACAAAACAGCAATTACGTTCATACGAATCTGATATGGCTCTTCGTACTTATTTAAGAAGTCAACAAATTCGTCAACCGACGCAAAATAACTGTCATTGTACATATCATCTGCGCTTACATCGCTCTCTGAAAAGTCAGCCAGATCATACATGCTTGTTTCGTTTTCACTTTTGATGTAGCCTGTGATTATTGACTTCACATTTTTAAACGAACGACTCGAATTCACCCAATTATATTTGGCAAACATCTTTACGAAATCATCTTTTGTGAAGTCAAACAACTCATACCCACGCTCGGCCTCGTAATCCATGACGTGACGCATCGTCGATGCAACAAACTCACCGCTTCTATCAGAATACTTTTCGGCAAAAGCTTTGATTTTTTCTTCAGTAAGCATAGTGGCACACTCCTTCTTATTATATGTAGTGTACCATTAAACCTTATAAAAAATCAAGCAAATGCGGCAAAATTCTGAAATTCCATGGTATGTTGTACGCCGCTCAGGAATGCTGCAAGCAAAAACGGTTCATCCTTGCATCTTGCCATTGCGATCATATTCATCTGACGCTCCGACAAGACACCAAGTTTTTTAATGAACTGTCCTTTGTTAAGTGTATCAGTCTCTTCACATAGAACGATACTATCAACCTCTAGGAAATCACAATCTTCCTTTGAGAGTAGAACATGAACCGGAGAGCGCTTGTATATTCTGGAAGACAACGGATTCCCTTTAATTGTTGGACTAAAGAAGTTGCGCTTATTGTTGCTCGTCACAACGAACGGTCGAATACCGCGCTGCTGATGACCTGTCGCATTGGATAGATCAACCAACCAAACCTCTCCGACCTTTGGGTCAATATTGTTGTCCATAGTCTTTCTCCTCTATAATAGTGTAGCTCCGTTCCATAGCTATATTATACAGGATACCTTTACAGAAGTCAATAGGTTTTCAAAAATATTTTTAGTGCCCGTACAACTCTGGATTCTCTGATACGAACACGCTGGTGTTATCGAATATCATCTCATACGCTTTCTCTTTATCGCCCGGCCTAAACTCAACCCTCCTTACTTCGTGACATTCTTGCCGCAACTCAATATGACTTTCGTTTCCAAAAAATCCAATGCCTTTGACAATCCCATGCGTCTCTACGCCAATGTCGTCCATCTTTTTGCAGATCATGTGAACATCCACACCATTGCAAATAAAACAGACCCACACTCGCTTTTTTCTTATGTACTTCAAAAAGTTCTCAACCTGTATAACTCCCAAAACCTTTTTCTCACTCATCGAAATACCGCCTTCCGATCACATAAACAACTTCCAAGATATATTATACACATCTTTTTGTTTTCGTCAATATGTACCACACCATTTTGTTGTGCTACTTTATCAAAATTTTAGATGATGCCATTTACTCAGCATCATCCACAACCAGCTTCGCGTCATAATAAAACCTGTGTGCGCCAAATTGCCCAGCAAAGGTTGCTCCGCGCTCGTGCCAACTGCCTGGAGCAGCCGCCGGGGTTACAAACCATTGAATAGGTTTGTCTGAAATCTTAGCGCCGTAATCAAACACCATAGACACAGCCAGTTCGTTCTCTGCCGTCACCTTCCTATTATATAAGGAACTATAACCATACTTCTTAAAGACCTGCTGGATGGTTAGACTATCAAGTACAGCGGAATCATAAAGGCATTGGGCCACAGCCATCTGGCCTTCCAAACTGTCAGCACCTGCTTCACAAGCAACGATCTGCTCCGCAAGAGCACGTTCGTCATCAGTGAGTTTATGTTTGCCCTGACCAAAGTTTACAATCCGCATCTCAGTAACGGTTTCTACAATGACTTCTGGCTCCTTTTCCTCTTGCTGCACTACACTCACTACCGGAGGGCTATTATTATAAAGGTATGAATCACCATGATTCTGAATTACCGGACTGATCTTCGATACAAGATTCCCCGCCAGCAGGCACATTATACACACAATAGCAATACTTTGCTCACGATTTATTAACAAATTAGAGTTAATAAGAATCACTTCCTTTCAAAAATATTGGTTTTATCAGATCTTTAAAGACTCCTCATTTACGGTCATCACAAGCTCGTTGACCCGCTTCCAATCAACATTGTCCGGCAGGTAAGTCTCGCTCTTGTCAACTGACAATCTGCTTTCATAGGCCGGAATCAGTTGCTGACGAATCTCTTTGTAATCATATTCACCGTTGCGAAGCTGCGTCAGGAAGTTATGATCATTGTCTCGATAGGTTTTAATTTCACCTTTTTCCAAGATGTCAAAGAGCATCAGGTATACACGAACTGCATTCATTACCGTCTTGTGCATTTTCTTTGAATTATGGTAGATTGGATCTTTGTCTAATGTATCAGACTTCTGAATCAGCTTGCCTGCAAAACCTCCAAACGAGTAAATCACACGCTTTGAAAGGAATAGGTTTTTGTTGTCCATAAGTAGCTGCGTCATTGGGTTATAGCTAATAACGAGTTCATCGGCATTTCCTAACTGTTCCAGCATATTGGGATTTCCACTGCACATCAATTTCACAGCTTTGTTAAAGCTATAAATCGTTGTATCGGTCTGAGTGTCCACATAATGCTCAAACTCACCGAGACCAAGAAGGTCTTCTTTTGAATTCAATGCTACACCTCGAATGTCAAGATCTGAGCCCTCAACATTTGTCCCGTAAGCATGACTGCCACCGACCGTTACGAACATCATATGCTTGCCAAGATGCTCATTCTCCCGAAGAAAACTATATTCTGGGAAGCATAACGCTCCAAGCAATTCATTTCTTGTCATAGAATCACCTCTATTAGAACTTAGTTTTTATCAGATGTCTTTCCACCACTCGGAAATATCATCATCGTTAATTTCTTTCTTTGTTCCGACCTCACGAAAGCATTCGCAGATACTATCCCAAATTGCAATCACAAGATCACTACTTCTTTCAAGAGTATGCCCGAAGTAGTCCTTGTAATAAAGGTTAAGCATAAACGATTTTCCATTCATTCCATAAGTTGGAATTGGTTCATCAGCAACTTTAATCCACATACGGCCTCCTTAAATCTTAACTTTTATAAATCCGTTTATTCCATGCTTCGATAAGATCGGCTTTAATTTTTGCTTTTTCCATTTCAGAGGAATCAAAGTCGTAAGTTTTGCTTTCCATGATAACATAGCAGTTGCACCTATTTTCTTTGTTTCCTCTCGTAACATACATCCATCGTGTTTGGCGATAACCGCCCTCTGCAATAGTAACTTCTCCACCGCAAAATGGACACGGTTTCAAATTATCCATTTCGACCATTCCTTCCCTGTTTCATTTCCAGCCGCCCACTCTGATCATCGGCATCGGAAAGCGCTCCTAACAGACTAAGTGCGTACACGGCATCCAATACTATAAGTAAAATTATCATAATCCACATTATATTAACCTCACATTCTTTTGGCTTGACCATCTTGTATTGAGGTTGTCTCAAGCATACACCGCACAAAGAGATTATTCAACACAATTATCAAAATTACCAAAATTTTACTAATAATCCTACGTCATCAATAGTTATATCATCGGTCTGCACATCCTTTTGTTAAGTATCCACAAGAACCCGGATTTTATCAATTCTTGCATACTTTACATCATTAGCCATCAAACCCCATAATGGAAACTGTATGCTTTCCGTTATCATAACGAAAATAAAATCCGCCAAGAGTTTTGATGGTCTCTAATTTTGTCATGTATTCAGCAAGTTTTATTTCATACAAATCTCCAGAAAAGTGTTCTAACCCTTTCCATTGTTCATCAAGCTCATTCGTTAACTGTCTAATACCTTTGCATAACGCTTTGATTTTCTCGTCATTACTTTTCATCCATTGCATCCTCAAGCTTTCCGTTGATGGAGTCGATTTCACGCATTAGCTTACAACGCCAATTACCATCTTTGTCAAGCCTAAAACACAGATTCTCATCATTACTCTTGTATCCCATGTAGCAGTAAGCCCTACACAAGCTTGTTGCATCAAGTGCGTCTTGTATAACTCGTGCTTCATTGAGAGTCAAATCAATCTTCATCTTGTTTCTCTCCAATCAAACTTCTGACCACAATCTCTGCAATAGTGATCATACCTACTTGTAATTACCGTATTGCATTTGGGACAGCGAAAACTTCCATGCTTCGGATCGACGACAACTATTTCACCCTCAATACGGCTGAAATAGTCATCAAGTACATCGCTCAAAATCATCTTCCCACGCCAGCCGAGGTCATTCTGCTGAATATTCTTCGTGAGAATTCGATATGCGCTAATGATTTCACGCTTTGTGTATTTCATGTTTTACTCCTCTACAATATCCTGATTCACAGAATTCCATACCTCGGTCGAAGTGCTGTCATTCTCATCAGATAGGCGATCAATCCAAGCGTTCAACACTTCTCTATACACAGTCATATTCGGGCAAAAATGACTGTTGGTAAATACCGGCATATCGTCATTGCACAAGATTCTCATGATGGCAGCACACACAGCGGCAGATCTCGATACACCAGCAGCACAATTCACGCAGAACCAATCGGTTTTATCTGCTTCGTGATTATCCAGAACAAAATTCACGATATCCTTAGCCTGAATATCAGTGATACAGGTGCCTTCTAAATCAGTAGTGCAATCATCAAACTTCAGCGGGAGAAAAGTAATATTGCCCTCACACTTATGAAAATCAATATGATGACCATTAGCTTCAGTGATTGAGATAAACCGTATCCGTTCAAAATGTGGCTGTCGGATAAAGTCTTCTGCATCTTCTGCACTCATCACCGAGAATTTCCATTTTCTTCGATACATAGTAACAATCATTTAGTTTTCCCTCCAAAGAATTTAGGTTTTATATGGGTCTACGTCAAAAGCTTCCTTGATATATTCTGCCTTATCCCCATTTAGAACTTCATCGACGATGCTAATAGCAATTTCTAACCCATGCATTTTTCCATGTAGATATATTCTGTCACCATTCTTTTTCATATCGAGCATAGACTTCATATGCTCTCGTCTAGCGTCAATGTATTCATCATATAATCGATTGTAAATTTCTTCCAGTTCTTTCATATTCATGCCTCCACTCAAAACGCAAACGGATTACTATTCACTGCTATTATCAGTGCCACATTAAAAGCAAACATTACAAACGCGGTCATTCTCTATCACCTCAATCTCTAAATTCAATATCTACAACAATATTCTCAGGCTCTGTCATGTATCTTCGTGCCAGCAGTTCTACCATACGCTCCATGTCTCCAAGATTGCTATTACGTAAAAGATATGAACAAACTTGTCTGCCTCTGTACAAGAACACAGCCCACGCATTTCTTCTCAATGGATTTGTGACCTTAATCATTCCATCGCTTCCTCCAGAGAGGTAGTTACATCACCAAAGTCAAAATCCAACGCACCAATCATATCGTCAAGAGAATCCACAGCATCAGACAGGTTTGTGCAAGCACTATCTGCCTTATCGTACCGTTCACTTCCCTGCAGGTTTTCCGGCATATTGTCACGATACTCTTCTTCTTCCCACTGGATATCCTCAACATCAGATTTTACACTTTCGACCTCAGATACAAGTTCTTCCAGCTTCTTACGGATGGAACAAAAACGGTCAATGGTCTGCTTAATAGCTTTTCTACGAGTGTTATTCATTTTCAAATCTCCTCTCAATCTACGATACCAAGCTTGCAAATATTTTTCGGATCAGTGATATAACCAAACGTCAATGTGTTTCGCAGATATCCTTTGTATTCAAAACCACGGTCACGAGCTGCTAGACGACACACATCTCGAATCGCGGATTCTCTCGGCCAAGAAATACCAGCCAGCTGATACTTCCACTGAAGATCTCTCAGCTTCTGCCACTCAATTACAGGCTTCTTTTCATTCTCAAAACATAAACCGTTCTGCACGGCATACTTTAGAGCATCACACCGCTTACTCTCTTCCGATGTACAAGTTCCCCACTCATTTTCCAGACGACGATACGCTCTATCAAACGGTGCTTGCTTTGCTGCATCAATGCCAAATGCTGCTCCAAGCAAACCCAAGCCAAGTAACAGTCCCAT